CATTATGACATTATCAGGTTCAGAGTGTTTGAAATATGAAACGGAAAAAATTGCCGATGAAATAAATCCAATATGGGAAGATTTTGCAGAAAGTAAAGGTAAGAAATTCGTAAAAAAATCTGATGGTATGAAAGATAGTGATGGTAATCCATTATTTAACGACATACAACCTAACCAATTAAAAATTGATGACGGTGTTTTAAAATATTATGGAGAAGAAAGTGATGTAAAAACAGATGCATGGATAGAAATTTATAAAAAAGAAGTAGGTGGAGAATACGATTGGTATTTTAAAGAAGGTGGGAATGAGAAAAGTTTTACAAAAGATTACTTAATCCCTAAAGAGGGTCAAACTGAATTTACAGAATCAATAATAAGAGAAAATATGGAACATATACCGCAAATGATAGATGATAAACTTAGAGAGTTTAACTTCTACACTATTGACCCTAAAAAAGGAAAACAAAAGATTTCATTTACCGATGATGACCGTGAGTCTATGAAAAATAGTTTCTTAGATATGTCTGAAAAATACCCTGAAGATATTGCCTTTATCCGTTCAGTAGTTGACTGTAGAGGTATGGACGATAAGACAAGTCAACCATTTGTTAGAATCGGTTCATACAGAGACAATTCAAATATTAACCTACCGTTTAAAAACAACAGTAAAGGATTGGGTCAATTATTAGATAGTGGTATTAATTACTTTACCATCGAGAATAACCCAACAGCTGACGATAGAGATTTTAAAATATTACCTGGTGACCGAATTAAAGATATTGATTTCGATGAGGAAACAAAAGAAATGATGTCACAACCTGAATCTCAACCTCAACAACCAATGAAAAAGGAAGAACCTTTTGAGGTGGTTATGAAAGGTAAAGAAAAGAAAGGTTTGGAATCGTTAATTAATGATGGTGAGTTAACAAACAATTTGACAAAAAAACAAAAAGAATTATTGGAAAAACTTAAGAAAGGTGGATATTTATTTAATAGACCTGTTGATGATACAGATTACGATGTTAAGAACGTAAAGAGTAGTGAGTTCACTGAGTCGTTTAAAGTTTGGAAGAAGAAATCATGAGTTTAAAAAAGTCAATCAGAAAAAATCTTGAAATCCTACAGGAGACAAAAAAAGTAACCTTAACTGAAGAAAAAATAGTTAAGGGTAGATTTTCTGTGGTTCCAAAAAATATAAATAAAAACTCTAAGATACAAGTAACAAAAGCGTTTAATACGTTATTGTCTGAGAACAAATCATTGAAGTCTCAGGGTGTGAGTCAAAATCTGATTAATGAAAATATGATTCAAGCATTAACATTAATGTTTGCAGAGGAAGGTCCACGTTTCATTGATACACTAAAAGAAAAATTGGCTGAATACCTAAAATCTAAATTGCAATTGACAGATGTTGAGGAAGAAATTATAACAAATGCAATTGGAAATACTGAGATGGATGATATTCCTGAATTATTTAATGACCCAAAATATTTGGCAAATAAAATAGTTCAAGCATATACCGAAGACATGGGAAGTAAGTATTCAATAATGAATATTGAAAAAGGTCAACAAATGGTATCGAATATGGAAGATGAACTTAGAAGAAGAATTGAGCCTTTAATCGGGGATGTCAACTCTAATATGGAGTTGAAGTTGAAAGGTATTAGAGATAATATGCTTTCATAAACTTTCAAAAAGAAGGGGGTGTACAAGTATCTAATGAAAGAGGGACAATCGTCCCTCTTTTATTTTTGTACCACAGGACGGACTCGAACCGTCACGAACATTACTGTTCAAGGGATTTTAAGTCCCTCGTGTCTACCAATTCCACCACTATGGCATTTCTTATAGTTCAAAGATAGAACATAAAAAATTGTTAAACAAATGATTTTTTGAAATTACTCCAAATTGTTTCAATATCATCGTGAATGATATGCGTAAATATACTCGGCTCATAAGGTTGAGTCAATAGTTTCATGTTAGCTTCTGATGGTGTTTTATTCCCCTTTGTTGAGTTGCACCTAAAACAGCAGGTCACCATATTTTTCCACGTATTGGTACCTCCACGAGAACGAGGAATAACGTGGTCAATAGTTAAGTTTCTTTTTGACCCACAATATTGACAACTGTAACCGTCTCTTTTGAATATACGTTTTCTATTAACCTTAATGGTTTTAGGTCTGAATCGAATGTAGTTTAACAATCTAATAACCAACGGTCTAACAAAATTACCCACACTGGTTACAATATCATTCTCCCCTTTTTTTATCACTTCTGCCTTTCCTTTATCGACCAAGACAAACCCTCTTTGTAGGCTTGTCACATTTAAAGGTGAGTAATCAGAGTTTAACACCAATACTACGCTCATATGTTTTGAGTTGTTTTTCTTACTATAATTATTGAATTTAATTATAAGTGATATATTTTATAAGAAAAAGTATTTTTATGAAAATTGACCAGGTTTATGTAATTTCTTTGGACCATTCTGAAGAATACATAAAAGATTTATTTGACCGACTAAGTAGAATACCTTTACCATACGACACACCTGTCTTTATTATTGAAGGGTTTTTAGGTAAAAGGTTAAAGGATGAAACCGATTTGGAATATACCCTTTATGATAAATGGGACATCTCTGACCAAAATTTAGATTGGCATTGGTGGGAAAGACCGACAACCTATGGTGAAGCAGGTGGTATGATTTCACATACTATGTGTTGGGAAGATGCATATAATAACGATTATGATACCATTATGATATTGGAAGATGACTTCGAACCTGAAGGTGATTTGGATTGGAGTATCTTTGATGAAATGGAAGGTTACGATTGGGATTTATGTTTGATGGCTCACAATTCATTGCACAGTAACTTTAATAATATTCACCCACCGTATGAAATCGGTAAAGAACATTTCATTCGTCCTACCTATTTCTATAACAGTCACACTTATATTTTAAAAAAGGAAGGGATTCGTAAGCTGGTGGAAGACCATTTACCTACCCTAAAAGACAATATAATCGTTTCTGATGAGTTTTTATCTGCGGTGATAACCACACACCCCAGAGAAGATTTAAGGGTCTTATACCCCCCTAATATTAACCCAATTGCAACAAAATACAATTGGACGTATCAGACAAGGTACATGAGTGCAGGAAATTCATTAACTGAACCGACTGAGGACGATATAAATTAAAAATGGGGGTCAATGACCCCCACTTCTTTTTACCATCTCATCATCACCCCTGCGGTTCCGTTCCATTCTACGATTGCTCGTTTTGGAATCCAAAACTCAAACTCCCCGATTTCATCGATTTTGTTTGAGATATCGACTTTGAACTGTTCAACATCATCTTTTGATTTTGGGTGTTCAACTCCGACATATTTGGCACATACGGGACCGATACCAGTCACTTGAGACATCTCATCGGTAAGTGTTCTTCCACAACAACGACAGATGCCACCGTTTTCTTTTGTAAGTTTTGCCTTCAACTTGAATGCTTTGTTTGACATAACCATCACTTCAGTAACGTCAACCAAGATTGGGTGGAACTCCAAGTTGTAGTTCTCTTTGATGCCCATCGCCACTTTACGTCCGATTTTAATTGTGTTACCCACCAATTTAATGTTCATGTCTTTCTGAGAGTCTTTTTGAATCTCACGGTCGATGGCTTTGAAACCTGCATCAACTTGTTTGTCGGTCAACTTGCGGTATTTTTTGAACTTCATTTTAAGGTCGTTTACGAAAGTAGACTCACCTGTGTAGGTAACAATAGCTTTAAGTCTTTCAGGTAGTTCTTCTACGTTGATTTCTTTTTGACGCTCTTCGTTCATAATTACTTTTTCTGCTGCTTGGTATTGTCTTGGTGTTAGACGACCCCATTTCATAAGACCTGGTTTGAGGGCTTTGATGAAGTTGCTGGTTCCTTGGTAGTTTCTTACTTTTTCTTCGATGTTGATTCCTGTTACTGTCATGATGATGTTTTTAATACTTTACTGATGATTACAATACAAAGATAAGCCTTTTTTTTAAACTGCAAAAGAAATGCCGATTAAAAATCAATTCTAATCGGCATTAATGGTGGAGGTGGCGGGATTCGAACCCGCGTCTTGCTCGCATCACCCATAAAGGACTACACGCTTAGGTCAATGTTGATTCTCAACATTCCGAAATAAATGGTTTGATGTGTGTGGGAAACAAACCAATAAACAACCTGGTCTCAGAGTTATTTAAGAGAGCTCTGACCTGTGACTCCCATATACAGACTTCTGTTCAAAGGTTATATGTCCACCGACCCGTTTCACTGTTGCGTCTTACGCTACAGTTACTTCTTCAGTGCGGATAAGACCCACAGCCTGAAGTTTTGCGATAGTTTCGCCAGCTAAAATTTGCAACCATAGATTAAAGTGATAGGTAACGTCTCACTGCGTGCCCTCGATGACTATCTACGCCAATCAATTCCATTCACCCCCATATTTTCAAAGAACTATAAGAAATCACTTTCGCCCCCTGTATAGACTTTTGGTCAGATGCTCAAGGTCAGCCTTGACTGTTAAGGGAGCCACCCGTGATTTCTTATACAAATATAAATAGTTTTTTTTCTCTGTCAAACTATTTATAATAAAAATATTACTGTAATGGGAAAGAAAGTTATAAGGTTAACAGAAGCCGATATTGAAAAAATTGTAAAGAAAATAATTTCTGAACAGGGAATGAACGATACTGAGGTTTTGAATGAATTGAATAAAAAAATACAATCATTCATGAAAGAAAAACAAACAGAGATTTTTAATGAAAATTTGTTTATACAACCTGTAGCAGGTCCAAATGGAAACCCTAATATAGAGATAACAGATAAAGAAGGAAATGTGACATTTAATAAACCATTTCTTTATTATCAAGATAAAGGTAATTTAGTTATTGTTAAACGTCCTTTTGACCTTGGGAGTGTAGAATTAAAGAATTATTATGATGAAATAATTGGTAATAATTCTAATTTCAAGAAATTAATATCGTTACATCCTGAAATAAAAGACCAAATGGATAATATGAAAATTTCTTTATTAATGGGACCATTAAAAAATATAGATGGTATACCAAGTTTTAAGTTATTTCAATATGACAAGTCCAATGCAAGTAGAAAGGGTAAAAAGAGTATAAATGCTAGAAGAAAAAAACTTAAGTCCAATGATAAGTTTTGGGGATTTAATACAAAGATACCTTTAATGGATTTTTTTAATGGACATCCAATGGCTTGGGGACGCAATAGATTCTTTATAGAAATTGAAATGGGTTCTATAGGATTGTATTTAGACGAGGTTGGTCTTGTAAACTTTGGTGATGAAGGTGAAACAGTAACTCCTGAATTTGCATCAGAAAATATTAAATTAGATTTGGTTGACGTATTTAAGTTTGATACTATCGATATGAATGACCCTTCAGGTTATCAAGAAGTTTTGGTAAAATTCAAATCTGATTTAAATGATGGATTGACAGGTCTTAAAGGATTTAAAGAATTTTTACAAAAACAAAATTTAGTAGTAAACGGTTTTGCGTCTCGTGATAATGACCCTAATGAGAAAGTTCAAGGAAAATTCAGTGGGTGTAGAGGATATGGTGACGGAACAAGAGGTCAGTATAATTTATGTCTATCTGAAGAAAGAGCTAAGAAAGTTGCTGAGGATTTACAAGAAATATTTAATAGTTTTGGTATTAATGTTACTATCAAAAGTAAGGGTCATGGTGAGACAAGTAAATTTGGACCTGCATGGTCAAAAGAAAAACCGACAAAACCAAAAGACACTCAACCAAACAGAAGAATTACTTTTAATATTCCAAAGTATACAGAAACTATACGAAACTAATAAAAAATCCTCATAACGAGGATTTTTTTATTTATGTAGACCAAAACTTGTTAGTGCAATATCTATACTTCGTGTCTTTTCATTATAACTTGAACTTATACCTAATGCGAAGTTATGGTTATATACACCCATGTTTTTTATCGTTCCCATGTGACCATTTGAGTTCAACCAACCGTTAAGAGCTATCTGTGCCACTTTTTGATAAGTAGTTTCACCTCGTATTGGTATTCGGGCTAATATCTCACACCGACCAACATAACGAAATTCTGTGGTATCCAAACCAATATCATTTAAAATCATCATTGCTTCGTTATTAGGTAAACTGCCTATGTAACTGTGTGAGGGCATGTGTCTTACCCCATTAGTTCTCATATATTCTACAGAATGTTTACTATGTAATTCAGCACCAACTTCTGTAAAGTATAAATTTACAGTAGTATCTCTTTTCATTGTGTAGTCAACAACCATATCGTATAAAACATGATTCATAATAGAGTCATTAAAACCCTGAGAAAAAACAGGTGTTGATAATAAGACCAGTAAGATTATGTTGACTATTCGTTTCATATACTACAAATATAAGGCTTATTTGTTAATTATCCAAACAGTCAAGTATTTATAGTAAAAGATTTTAAAGATGGCAAAGAAAATTATACGTTTGACTGAATCTGATGTTCAGAAAATTGTGAGAAATATTTTAAATGAACAAAGTGGGTTTGAAACCATCCAAGGTAGTACTAGCCCTGAAAGAATAGTTAATCCAAAGGTACTAACACAATACGGATTAAAAGCCAATGAAAGTAATTACAAAAATTTTTGGGAATTAAGAGGATGGCCGAAAGCAAGAAAAACATTTGTAGAAACAAAAGATTTATCTTTATTTACTGAATTATCAACTCCTTCAGATGCTAAATTAGGTGATTTTATTCAATTTTATGTTACACCTGTAAATACTAAAGATAAACGTGCGGGTAAGAGTAAAATTTATAAACTAAATAAATCTGGAAGTATTAATGCTGACATATATTATAAAGACGGTGATATTATCTATAAAGTCACAAGAATAATTGGTTGTCAAAATGGATTATTAGCATTGGCAAGGGCGATGAAAACAGATACAACTGAAAAAATGCCAAACAGGGTGATTATAAGTATGAGTAGTGAAAAAAGAGAAAGTCGTATGGTTAGTTGGAACCCATCTAAAATTAACAATACTCAATCCACATTTAACGGTATTGCTAGATATATTGCATCTTTCATTATTACTAATTCTAAATCTAACTATCCTGGTTTTAAGAGTAAGGATGATATGTACAAAAAATTGATAGGTCAAAATAGTACACAAATAGCAGGTAGTATTGTGAAATTTATTGAATCGTTAGACAAAAATTTTGCAGACAAAGATTACGATAGAAAAAAATTAGGAGAGATTAATACACAATCGATTCAATCGTATTTATCTAAGTTACCAAAATTAAAAAATTCAGATTTAAAATCAGGTAACTATAATGAAAATTACTATCAAAAAATATATGAAAAATTTAATAATGATATTGCTAAATTTATCGTAGATGAGTATAAAAAACGAATTAAAATATATTTGGATGAAAATTACCCTGAAAAGTCTGAATCGTTTTTAAGTCAAGTTAAACCAAAAACTTATTTACCGATAGGTAGAGGTTTGGATGGTCACATAAACGGTGTTAACTATGGAAAGGCCACTGGAGGTGGAAGAGCAACCAAAAAAACTAATCAGGGTAATTACGAATTAGGGAAATAGATTGTATTTCTATTTGTAAGTATAAAAATATTCAACAGTCCCATCATCATTAAGTACTGCCACGGTATCAATTACTACTCTTGGGGTGTCATTAACTAAAATGATGGTTTGGTTAGTGGTATCATTACTTTTCGATTTACTAATAGTCGAGTTGTTTTTAGTAGTACAAGAAACAATTAGTAATAACACTAACATCGGTAAAAATAGATTCTTCATTATGTTCTTTATTAGTTTATTTTTATTCATACTACAAATATAAGGCTTATTTGTTAATTATCCAAACAGTCAAGTATTTATAGTAAAAGTTTTTATGAAATTCATCAACTTACTACTTGAGGGTAAAAAGGAAAATCTTATCGACAAATATAAAGATGAAGACACCTTTGAAGACGCAACTCATTTATTGGAAAAACTTATTGACGGTGACCCTTCATCGACAAAAAAGTATTCTGAGTGGATGATTAAACAAATGATTGGATTGGGTGACCGATTAACTCATTCTATCGCCGACAATGTAAATCTGTTTATTGAGATTATTGAAAATTTTCATAAAACATCTTCATCAATAACACCAGAAGATATTGATTATGCTGCCACGTTATCAAGTTTAGTTAAACCTGATAGAATTAAGTCAGGACCAAAAGACATTTACAAATACGATACAATTTGGGCACTACAAGCGGTATTAAACGGTGTTCGTAAAAGAAAGATTGAGGTAGAAAAAGAAACCGAAGCCAAAAAAGACGTTGAAAAAATCTATGAAGACGAAAGATTTTTAATATTGCGTCCTTTCAGTCACAATGCATCTTGTTATTATGGAGCAAATACCAAATGGTGTACCACCACAAAAGACGATACCCGATACTTTGACAAGTACAGTGAAGAAGGCTCTTTATTTTATATTATAGATAAGAAGAGTAGTGATAACATATGGGGGAAAATGGCGTTGTTTGTTCGACATAATGGAAACACTGAAGTCTACGACCAAAAAGATTCTATCAGGTCTTTGGATACTTTAATACAACGTTTTGAACCGTTGACTGACATCATCAAAAAGTTGGTTAAAGGTGACGATGATTACGAAAAACTAAAAAATGCCAAATCAGGTAACCGTAAAGATTTGAATCAAGTTTTATCTGCCGATTATTTTTATAAGATGGACCAAGATTATGTTTATTTCCAATTTGATGACGTTGCGGATTATTTAAGCTTATTTGTTGAAGAGGTTGACGAATACGAATTAAAAGATGTTGAATATGCCATCGATACACCGTATGGTTATGATAGTATGTATTATGATGCTTATAACTTCGATGATGATATGCGTGAAGGTTACCCATTAAATGTGTTAACTCAAGACCATTTAAAAAAGTTACGAGAAATTATAAAACTTTCAGGAAGTGAATTAATCAATTGTTTTAAAGCCACAATACCTAAAATGAATAAAGATAATTTACAAAAATTCATACATAAAGGTAATGATGAAAAAGATTTTTATGACCTTTACAATTTAAAAATTAGTGATGGTTGTGAGTCTAAAATAGGTAAGTACTTATTAAATTTTGATAGTAGATTTATTGATGATTTTTCATATGCATATTCCACAGCTGAGGATGAATCTATGAAAGTTGGTGTTAAAAACGCAATAAGTGAAGAAGCGTGTGAAGTGTATTCACCCATAGGTATGGAAAAAAATGGTGATTGTTTCTCATCGTATAGGATTCCAATAGATAACCTAATAGAATTTTATGAGGACGATTTAGAATCGTTTTCAGGTTTAACTTTAGACCAATTATTAAAAACCGTTGTAATACCTGGTAGAGTTTCATTTGATATTCGTGAACCTCGTGAAATGGCGTATGAGGTTAGAGATGATGAAACATTTGAATACCACTTTAATTCAGATATGGATTCTGCATTAGATACTTTATTAGAGAAACTTGAAGATTCTGATGAATACTCAGACTTGGAAGAATATAAAAGAATTTATACGTTCATAAGCAACAAATATGAATTTGACGAAAGGATACCTGTTGAAACTGCTGGCGGTAATGTGGAAATAAGGTTTAAGAGTGTAGACCCTACCGATAATAAAATAGTTTTTGAACTTACCCGAAGAGGTGACAACTACGGATTTAAAAAAGGAAAGGCCAAACTATCGACAATCCAACAGTTAATGTCGAACTATCAATTGTTTGACCCTTTTGAGGATTAGTGTGTGTATTTTGACATTAGGTGGCTTTTAATGGCCTCATAGATGTCCAACATTTCTTCATCATCCAACTCAATCAAATCTCCACTAAATTTTGATTCGATGGTCATACCTTCGTCTGAGGTGGTGACGATTAGTCGTTCCATGTCGATTTTGTCTTCTGAAAAGTCATCATCAAAGTCATCAATATCAAACAAATCTCCATACGACTTCCATGTAGGTTGTTGGTATTCGTAAGGGTATTTTACGTAACCCAAAGACGATACGGCATTTTCAGCAAATTCAAGAGCTCGTTTAACATCATCAATAACAACGAATTCTTGTACTGTGTGCATGTTGTAATACCCACATGAGAAATTAATACAACTAAAATCTCCCTTCCTTTTAATTTGTGATACGTCAGTAAATGGGTGTGATTGTTCATCAGAAACAGTACCCATAGACTGCTCAAAGATAGGTTTAAGTTTATTGATAAACTCACCATCTTTTTCATACAATCGAACTCCCGAACAAAGCTCGGTAATTAAAGCATTGCCAGGTGCATCAAATTGTATTGCATAGCCCACATCGTTCAAGAAGTTGGGGTCACATTTACTGGAGCCGTGACACCCTGTTTCCTCAGATACAAATAACCCTACTTTTACTTTGGATAGTGTACGTAGAAGTTCCAATGCTATGAAGACCCCACACTTGTCATCACCACCGATACCTGTAGGTTCACCATCAGGGGTGTAACCTTTTAAAGAAAGGAATGTTTGGTCGTCAAATTTTAGACCAAAGGTATTGGGTTTGGCAAGTGTTTCTTCTCGAACAACGATTTCATCGACAAGTGCGTGAACAGTGTCGGTGTGAGCAATAAACATAGGATAACACTCACCTTCATTAAGAACACCTTTCGTGGCGTATACGTTACCCATATCATCGGTATAGTGTTCTACATCGGGCATTGCATCCAATACGTCGCGTAAGTACTGTACCATATTATCCTCTTGGTAAGTTTTTGTTGGTACCGAAAGGACTTCCTTAAGTCGGGTGAGTTGATTGTTATCCATTGTTTATATATTAGTCTACAAATATAAGAATTAATTTTTGATTTCCAAAAAGAAGGGAAAATTATTTCCCCTCTTTTATTTCTAATTCTTCTTCATCTTTCATCTCTACAACGAAAGACTTATTTTCAGTGATGGTTCCTCGTAAAACTTCTTCAGAGATAAGGTCTTCAATCTTTTCTTGAATCGCTCTTTTAATTGGACGTGCACCGTATTTCTCATCAAAACCAACCTTTGAGATAAACTCTTTAACCTTATCTGAAATAGTGATGTTGTACCTCATCTTCTCTAAACGAGATGTCAACTTCAACAATTCAATATCAACAATTTGTGATACTTCATTTTCTTTAAGTGGGTTAAAGACTACAACCTCATCGACACGGTTAAGGAACTCAGGTGTGAAGTGGTTCTTTAATTCTTTCTGTAGAAGTGCTTTTTTCATGTCTTCATTATTTGACATACGGTTTGTGGTTTCAAAACCAACACCTGTACCAAAATCTTGAAGTTTCTTAACACCTAAGTTTGATGTCATAATAATCAAACAGTTTCTGAAGTTAATCTTTCTACCAAAACTGTCCGTTAGGTGACCATCATCCATCATTTGAAGGAGGAGTGAAAAGATGTCTTTGTTGGCCTTTTCAATTTCGTCAAACAATACTACTGAGTAAGGTTTGTTCTTCACCGCCTCGGTAAGTTGACCCCCTTGGTCGTGACCTACATACCCTGGAGGAGAACCAATCAAACGAGACATGGTGTATTTCTCTTGGTATTCACTCATATCCATTCTGATTAACGCGTCTTCATCTCCGAAGATTTCTTTTGCCAGTTGTTTTGCCAAGTGAGTTTTACCGATACCCGTTGAACCTAAGAAGATAAAAGAACCGATAGGTCTGTTAGGGTCTTTAATACCCACACGGTTTCTACGGATTGCTTTTGAGATGACTTGAACTGCAGGTTCTTGACCAATAACTGATTTATTTAAGTTTTCCTCCAAATTCAACAAAGATTCTTTATCGTCTGTGTTTAATTTGTTTACAGGAATCTTGGTCATTGTTGCCACAACTTCATAGACCATATCTTCAGTGATAGGTTTGCGAACGGAATCTTTCTCCTCTTCAAACCTAATCTTTTCGTCCTCAAGTTTTTTAAGAATCTTCTTTTCCTTATCACGAAGTTCTGCAGCCTTTTCATACTGTTGAGACTTTACAACTTTAAGTTTTTCATCTTTGATGAGATTTGCCTCTTCTTTTAGTTTTTCAATAACTTCAGGAAGTTTGACATTAATTTGTGCACGTGCACCCACTTCGTCCAAAATGTCAATCGCTTTATCAGGGAACTCACGGTCCGTGATGTAACGGTCAGCAAGTGCCACACAAGCTTTTAACGATTCTTCTGAATACGAAACTTTGTGGTGAGACTCATAACGTGATTTTAAGTTTTGTAATATCTCCATCGTTTCATCGGGAGTTGCACCATCAACCACAACCTTTTGGAACCTACGTTCAAGTGCACCGTCTTTTTCGATGTTCTCACGGTATTCATCAAGAGTTGTTGCTCCAATACATTGTAGTTCACCACGAGCAAGTGCTGGTTTAAAGATGTTGGACGCATCTAATGAACCCGATGAATTACCAGCTCCGATGATGGTATGAATTTCATCGATAAACACGATGATATCAGGGTTTTCATACAATTCATCCAAGATAACCTTTAAACGTTCCTCAAATTGACCACGATATTTGGTACCAGCGACAATAGAGGTCATATCTAAAGATACGATTCTTTTATCACATAGGTTTTGAGGACAATCACCTTCAAAAATCTTCATTGCCAAACCTTCAACGATGGCTGTTTTACCAGCACCTGGTTCACCGATAATAATGGGGTTATTTTTCTTTCTACGTGAAAGAATTTGTGCGATACGATTAATCTCACGCTCACGACCTACCACAGGGTCTAATTTACCTTCCTCAGCATGTTTAATTAAGTCACGTGCAAAGTTATCCAAAACAGGTGTTTTAGAGTCGGTCATTCCTTTGGACTTACGTCCACCTTTTTCATTAGGGTCTACTGATTCAATCATATTCTATCTATTATTTTATTCTTCAAATATAACAAAAATTGTGTAGTAATCAAACATTTGTCATTATGTCATATAATTTATCATCAACATGACATTTTGTCTTTTCAAATTATCAAAAAGTGAAAAAACGACATATTTTAGTGATTGGCACATTTTTGGCCTTTTGTTGAGTACAAAGATAAACAATAAAATTTAAAAAACTAAAAAAATGTTTGGAAAAAGAAGATTTAACAACATGTTCGGAGATTTTGACTCATTATTTAATGAGATTAATTCTGCATTTAACACACCTCAGTATGTTACTGGTAAAAGAAACGTAGAAACTGGTAGTGACGGTAATGGTGAATGGACAAAAGAAAGTTTTGTTTCTGATGATGGAACGTATGTGGTTACAACTTTAATTAGAAACAATACTAATGGTGGTAAAACACAACAATCAAACAATAAACTACAACAGTTGAAGTCTAAATTGGAAACTGCGGTTGAGTCTCAAGAGTTTGAGAAAGCGGCAGAACTAAGAGACCAGATAAAAAGTCTTGAAGTAAACCAAGAAAAGATTGATGATTTAAAACAAAAACTTAAAGAGTCCATTGAGAATGAAGACTTTGAAGAGTCTATTAAATTAAGAGACCAAATCAAAAATCTTGAATCTTAATTCATTTAACCCCTCCATGTGAGGGGTTTTTTATTTTACGATATATTTATATGTAAAAGAATTTAATTATGAAAAGATTATTTAGAATAGACGAATCTGAAAAAGATAGAATTTTAGGGATGCATAAGTCAGCCATTTCTAGACAATATCTTAAGGAGCAAGAGAATGACGCAACTGACCAAGCCGATGCTGGTGAGGAGACATCTCAAGAAACTACTACTGACCAAACATCATCACAAGAAACATATAGTTGTGATGAAGTAGATGAGTACCTTAAAGATGAGGGTGTTAAAAAGTGGATAGACAATTTGAAGGTTAACAGATGGGTAGTACAAAAGGGTACGCAGGTTTACGATGATAGAACAGGTTATGAAGGTGCCAAAAAAGTCATTGCAGTCATCCAATGTAAATTAGAAATGGAACCTGATGGTATTTTTGGTGACGATACTAAAGATAAAGTTGAGGCTTTCCAAGTTGAAAATGGTTTAAAGAAAGATGGTAAAGTAGGTAAGAATACAATCGCTAAATTATTTGAAACTGAGTCAGAAACTGATACTGAAACTGAGAACAATAATCAAAACGAATGTTACATGAGTCTTGGTAGAGAACCTATTGAAGGTCAAGGTGAAGAAATGGCAGGTTATGAAGTTACACGAGTAGTAGAAGATGAAAATGGTAATAAAAAAGTTTTTGGTTTTAATACTAATGGTAGTGGTAATCTAAATAAAGGTGCTGGTGAACAAAGTAACCCATTTAAATGGAGTTGTGAGAACGGTGAACTTAAATTTTGGCAAGAAGTCCAATTTTAAATAAAAAATATATAATAACAGAAACCCCTCCCAAAAAGAGGGGTTTTTTATTTTACATTAATTCTTATACTTATCTAAAAAATATGTTATGGCTATTAAGAGTGAAAAAATCGATGGTAAATTAATCATCAACGAAATTGAATCTTCTAATCTTAAAAAGACAGTATATGATACTGGTGAAGAAAAATTAACCGCAACATTTAAAAGTGGTGTTGAATATGAATATGAAAAAGTCCCACATAAGATTTACACCAAATTTAGAATGGCGGAATCGCAAGGAAAATTCTTTAACATGGAGATTGCTAAGAATTACAAATACAAAAAAATCACAAAGTAAATCTTCTAACTATTTATAATAGATGGAAAACTTTGGTAAGATATTATCTAGCTTCAATGTTAAGGATGAATTAAACCCTACCATTTGGGAAAATCCCGAATCACCTTCTGATGCTAAAATGAAGGAAGATATACGTTTGCGTCTTATTGAAATTGCGGATAAGTTCATTGAGTTTTTAGGATATGATATTTTTATTCAAGACATTACGATGACAGGTTCTCTGTCTAATTATAATTGGTCTGAATTCTCAGATATTGATTTACACATCATGTATGATTTTAATGAGAGTGGACCTGAAAAAGAATTATTTCAAGATTTATTTAAATTAAAGAAAACATTATTTAACTCCACTCACGACATCACAGTAAAGGGTTATGAGGTAGAACTATATGTTCAAGATACTAATGAACCACATATATCAACAGGTGTTTATTCGGTATTATATGATGAGTGGATAGTTGAACCGTCAAAAGAAGAGGTAGAAATAGATACTAAGATTATTAAAGAAAAGGTAGAACAATGGCAGGATATGATTGATACTGTTATTGAGGATATCGAATCAGGTGATGAAGATTTAGAAGAAGGTCTATTAAAGATAGATAAGTTAAAAGATAGACTAAAAAAATACCGTCAATCAGGATTAGAAAAGGAGGGTGAATATTCGTATGAAAATTTAGTTTTTAAGTTTTTAAGACGAAGTGACTACATTCAAAAATTGTTTGATTTCCAAAATAATTTTGTGGATGACCGTCTTTCATTAGCCCAATAAATAAACTATAATTATATTGTAAGATAAGAAAAAACGGAAATTCTTAACTTATGATATATTTATTATAAAAAACTATTATGGCTATTACTGCATGTACAAACAATGAATACGTAATTTATACGGGTGGAACTGAGACTCCACACGCTATTTATACTGAGGCTGACGGAACAGAATCAATTCAGTGTAATACAGTTAAACTTGGTGGTAATGGTCTTTATAATTAAAAATTACTAACTAAAAAATATAAAAATGGCAGACTTAAGACCTTTAGGTAGTGAAAAATTACAAGGACAAGATAAGATTACAAGAATTCTTGAAATTGCTAATTATGGTTCAAAACCATCTACTGTAAACGAAAGTAAATCATCTTCAGCCGATTATTCTATTCAATTGGCGGATGGTAACTTTTACGGAATCGTAAAAGAAAAATCAGGATACATTGTAAAAAGAGGTATCAACGAATCTGAGTTCGACTATATGGAACCAATGAAGAATCGTAAATATCATAAATCATTTTCACAAGCGATGAAGAAAATTAACTTGATGGCGGGTGAATTAAATAGACTTCATGAAAATGAAGAAGGTATCAACTTAATTGGTGAACAAAAGAAATTTGTTCTTAAAACACCAAAACCTGAACCTGAAGCGGCACCTGCACCAGCTCCTGCACCTGAAATGGATGTAGATATGGATGTTGAAGAACCAATGGGTGATGAAGAGTTGGATTTAGACTTAGATATGGACATGGATTCTGAAGAACCGATGGGTGATGAAGAAATGGACATGGATATGGACATGGAAGAACCTATGGGTGACGATGAAGAAGGTTCATTTAAAGCAATTCAAAAGTTAACAGGTAAGTTAGGTCAAAAACTAAGAACGTTTGATAAAAATCAAGGTTTGTCTTCTGAAGATATTAAGTATGTATTAAACTCAATTATATCTGCCGTTGAGTTGGAAAAACTTTCAGAAGAAGATAAAGAAGATATCTTAGCTAATTTTGAAGAGGAAGAAGTTGACTACGGTATGGACGGAGACGTTGACGTTGATGTAGATGCTGGTGAAGAAGATTTAGATTTGGATTTAGACTTAGATATGGACATGGAAGAACCTGAAGGTGAAATGGCTGAAGGAGATTCTATGAAAACTATGGTTGATGAGTTATTTGGTGAATCAAAAGTAGATAAAGTTTTATCAAAATACTTTGTAATAACTGAAGAAGAAAAACAAATCACTGAATCTAAAAAGATTAAAAAATTCTTAACTGAAAAAGTTAAAAACATTACAGTTAAAAAAGAAATAAAGAGACTATCAGAAACTATCGAACAAGAATTAACTTCTGAGTTCTTAGTTAAAGAAAACGATAACATCAAATTCTTAGGAAAAACAAATAAAGACAATTTGGTTTTTGAAGCTGATGGTAAACAATTTAAAGTATCTCCAAACGGTGAGTTACTATGAATTTAGTTTATGTAAATGAACTAGGACCCAATTATAAGGGTGATAACATATATGAATTCATCTTTTCAGATGTAGACGATGTATGGGGTGATGAATGGGATGCACAACCAGCAAATGGTAACCCTTCACCACCCCATATTCAGTTTATAAAAAAGGTGGGTGTATTAAGAAATTCAGGTATTGAATTACATTTAATACAAAATTCAGACTTCTTTGGTGTGTATGATGCAATTGACCGTGTTATTGCATTGGCTTGGGAGGATGAAGATAGTGAAGCCGTTGTAAATGATAAATTTACAAGGTTGGTTTTCCACTACGGTGAGAGTGTAAAATCAGTTGAAGATAAAATATATGAAAGAGACATTGTTTTGTCTTATGAAAAAAGTTTTATAGAAGATGGACACGAAGAATAAAATAATGGGATTACTAAAAGAGGGTTTTAAGTTAACCACTCTTAAAAAGTTAGACGAGAAACAAATTAACGTCCTTTATAAGAAAGTTGTAAATGAACAAGGTACCGCTAAAAAAGTTATTGACGCGGCGGCTGCTTCTGAAATGTTAGCAAATAATCTTGAAAAAGCTAGTGAAATGTTAGAGACTGATGAACTAAATGAATGGGGTTCTTCAGACCAAAACATTATGAACGCATCAATTCATCGTGATATGGGTGAACCTGAAACAATGCCAAGTCCTTTTGATGATAGATTAGAATCCGCGGCTCAAGAGGCAGTTGATTTCTATTGGGATGATTGGGAAGAATACGAATCAGACTATCATGGTTTAGTGGATGATGCAAAAAGAAGATATTTGAGAAGTTATTTCCCTGAGTACTATTCTGCTATGGTAAGAATGTTTGAACCCGTTAGAGATGTTGACCCTTACGATGTTGATATTGATTTAGATGGTGAATTGGGTGAAAGTCAAATATCTAATGATTTAGATAAAATGGCGGGTGTTGACCCTAATGAAGACCCAAATCCTGAAGGAAACGAAGATGGACCATCAAATTATGGAGTTAATCCTAAAAAAGATAAATCTATGAACGATGGAATGGGTATCGATGAATCTAAAAAGAAACCATCAAAAATGAAAACACCTATAACCACTTTAGGTATGTTTGAAGATGAGATAAAAGAAAAATTTCGTTCAAAAGCACAACAAGGATATTTCTTTGCAAAATGTGAAGAAGAAGGTTCAAAATCTAAATGGTGTGAATGGGCTCGTGAATTTGCCGATGACACTAAAGACTTTAGTAAGTTACCTGATAAGGTAGAAACTAATGAAGGTACTAAATGTTGGAAAGGTTACGAAAAGAAAGGTATGAAAACAATGTTTGGTAAAAGAGTTCCTAACTGTGTGAAAAAAGAAAGTAAAGAAGAAAAAGTTAGACAAATAGAAGAAACTATTGTATCTTTGATTAAGAATTACAAGAAACCTACTATGACTAAGAAAGATTTATTGGAAATGTCACCAGGTACTAAAGAGGCACCTGTTAAAACACCTACACGTACAAAACCTGATAGAAAGAGTCCTTATAAACCAAAACATAAGCCAGCCCCTAAGGCTAGTGGTGAAGTTGAGATACCAAGTTTCCTTAAATTTGACAACTTAAATATTACATTTAGAGATGAGTAAGAACGTAAAAGAACAAATCGAATATGATGGTCCTGAAAGAATGGACCCAGGAATTCAGTCAAAATTAGAGAAGGGTGAGACGCCAATGTCTGACAACCCTGCATTACCTCGTAAAGATGATGATGAATTTGATAATTCATTTGAACAACTTATTGCTTCTAAAAGATTTAAGGATGTTGTTGAAAAGGTAAAAAGATATACTGGTGTTCAAGAGGTCAGTCAAAATCAACTTATGAACTTGCAAATGATGATGATGCAAGCGGTTCAAAAGGTAAAGCAGATTGAATCAAACAACGAAGGTTATTTGGAACAATTGGCGGTTGATTTAGTAAAACAAGAAATGTCACTACCTGACGATGCCTTCCAATACGATGTGGAGTTAACATCTATGCCTGGACAAATTGATATGTCGGGTATGAAAACAGACTCAGAAGAATTGGATGATGAAGATGTTGTTGAACAATTTGGTGTTTCTGAAGATGAAGCTGAAGATGATTTAGAAAACTTCATGGCAGCTTTTGAAATGTTTGATTTAGAAAAAGCTAAAAGACGTTTTATTAACTCACTAATTCAGGGAGCATCTAAAAAAGGACATTACATGTTCCACTTAGTTGAAGAACAATTAAATACCATTAATCCTGAGTTATTAAATCTTTATGGTGTGTTGATGTCTATTAATGATTTATTGTATTGGATTTTACCTGACCAAATGGTTATGAACGCAGCACAAAGTGGACAAGGTATGGAAGGTAAAGAAGAAGTTGACGAAACTACTGACCCACCAACAATTAAAGCCAAGGGATTATTCTTCCCTATTTTGGTTCACGAACTTGTGAAGGGTGTATATGAGGTAATGGGTACTCAAGGATTACCTGACGACCCTAAAGCTGCCGATATGGTAATGAGTCAAACAGATACTCTACCTTATGAGATATGGGATTTACGTTTAGGACCTGTTATTTGGGAGAAGTTTACTCAAGCATATCCTGATAAGTTATATGAAGACGATATGAGAGAAATTCAAAATTATTTATTCTCTCGTTTTTCAGCACTTACAACTGAAGAATTTTTTGAGGTTGCGAAGATGATTTTATCAGGTTCAGATGAAGGAAAGAAGATTGTATCCAATATGGTTGATGAAATCATTGAAGAGTTGAAAGCTGAAGATTATGAAGATGCGATGTCTCAATTTGATGATGACGATGATGATGATGAGGACGGTCTTGCAGGTTTCTTGGGTGATTTAGGTATTTCTTTATCATAAAATAGAATTATTATGTATAGATGGGTTTATCACGTGAACAAGCTTTATTGGAATATGCCAAATGTGTAAAAGATACTCCTTACGCATTAAAAACCTATCTACAAACTTACGATAACACTCAATCACAATACGTTCCGTTAGAATTATTTCCTGACCAAATTAATCTTATTAATGATTACGACACTTATGAGGAAAATATTGCCTTAAAGTATCGTCAAGCGGGTGTATCAACAGTTACCGCTGCGTGGTCATCTAAAAAGTTGGTTACTGCCTCTAAAAAGAAACCTGAGAAAATTCTAATCATTGCAAACAAATTGGATACCTCAATGGAGTTTGCAAATAAGGTTAGGTCTTTTGTTGACCAATGGCCAGCATGGTTTGGTATCACATTTTCTGCAGAAAAAAATTCACAACGACATTTCAAACTATCAAATGGATGTGAGGTAAAAGCCGTTGCGACATCAAAAGATGCACTTCGTGGTTATACCCCTACAATCCTTATTTTTGATGAGGCAGCCTTTATTGATGCGGATGATGACTTCTGGTCTGCGTGTATGGCATCACTTTCTACGGGTGGTAAAGTAATTGTAATATCTACCCCTAACGGATTTGACCCTATCTATTATACCATTTACGACCAAGCTTTAAGAGGTATGAACGATTTCAAAATAACTGAAATGTTTTGGTATCGTGACCCTCGTTATGCGAAGGACTTCAAACTCATTAAGTGTAAAGACATAGTTCATTATTTACTAAACCGTGAGGATTATAACGACAGTGAAATTACTATAGATTATTCTAACGTACATCCTCGTGAAAGGAACTATGAGGAGATTAAAGAAAAATTATTAGATGGATACAAAGCTTATTCTTCATGGTTCGAAGGTATGGCTAAAAAACTTAAATTCGATAGAAGAAAAATCGCACAGGAATTGGAATGTAACTTCTTGGGTTCAGGGGATAACGTTATCCCAAATGAAACGATTGAAGTTATTAAAGAAAAATTTATAAGAAAACCTGAAAATAAATTTATGGGAGGTGCCTTATGGCAATGGAAAGAACCTGTACAAGGTCATAAATACATTATGGGTATTGACGTTTCTCGTGGTGATAGTGAGGATTTCACGACATTTACAATTATAGACTTTGATGAAAGGGAACAGGTATTGGAATACTTAGGTAAGGTACCACCTGACGTTGTTGCTGAGATTGCATTTAAATGGGCTACAATGTATAACGCATTTATTGTTATTGATATCACTGGTGGTATGGGTGTTTCCACATCACGTAAACTTCAAGAAATGAACTATAAAAATTTATATGTTGAAGGAGTAAATGCTGCTGATAAATGGAAGTATAATCCAAAGGTAAATGAAAAGATACCAGGGTTGAACTTTAACAGTAAACGTGTTCAGATTGTTGCTGCGTTTGAGGAGTCCTTAAGACATAACTTTGCAATACGTTCTACGAGACTTTTAAACGAGTTAAATACCTTTGTCTATGTCAATGGTAGACCTGACCACCAAAAGGGTCAACACGATGACCTTATCATGGCAATTGCTATGGCAATTTATGTGGGTGAAAATTCATTTACACAATTAGAGAAAGTTACCGAACAAACTAAAGCCATGATGGAAAGTTGGATGGTTAATGAAACACCAGTTAAGAATACATCTAATGATTTTAATCCAGGTGTACCTGTATTACCTGGTGGGGTTAATCACCATAGGATAAACCGTGAAGCCACGAAACAGGATTATCAAAACAACTCGTGGTTATTTGGAAGATTTTAATTATTTAGTTTAATTCAAATAATGTTACTATTTATCTAAAAAAGGAGCATGGCAGAAAATTATACAATATGGCAACGTCTTACTAAGGTATTCGGTCCCGATTCAACATTGGACCAACAAGCCCCTGTTTTTAAGTTTGATAAGAAAGAACTTTTAAAAACACCGAACAAACAAGAATACGAAAGGGAGAAGTTACAAGCACAACAAACTTTATATCTTGGTCAACAATGGCAGAAGATTGAGAACAACTTATACACTCAAGCTGTTTATTATGAACCAACAAGACTGGCGTCTTTTTATGATTATGAGAGTATGGAGTATACTCCTGAGATTTCTGCAGCCCTTGACATTTACTCAGAAGAATCAACAACAACAAATGAAGACGGATATGTATTACAAATTTATTCAGAAAGCAAACGAATTAAATCAGTCCTTGCTGACCTATTCAACAATAGACTTGATATCTCTACTAATCTTCCTATGTGGACAAGAAATACTTGTAAATATGGGGATAATTTTGTCTACCTCAAATTAGACCCTGAAAAAGGTGTGATGGGTGCTCAACAATTACCAAACATTGAGATTACTCGTCAAGAAAGAGGTATGAAGATTAAGCCCGAAAGGAATTCATCTGATACTGACAATGACTCACTTAAGTTTTTATGGCAAAATAAAGATTTGGCATTTAATACGTGGGAGGTTGCTCACTTTAGATTATTAGGTGATGACCGTAAACTTCCTTATGGTACATCTATGTTGGAGAAAGGTAGAAGAATTTGGAAACAACTTATCCTTTCTGAAGATGCTATGTTAATCTATAGAACATCGAGAGCACCTGAAAGAAGGGTGTTTAAAGTATTCGTGGGTAACATGGACGATAAAGATGTTGAACCGTATGTACAAAGAGTTGCTAATAAGTTTAAACGTGACCAAATTGCTGACCCAAATAATGGTAATATTGACTTAAGATATAACCAAATGGCGGTAGACCAAGATTACTTTATCCCTGTTCGTGACCCTAACGCTCCAAACCCTATCGACACTTTACCAGGAGCGCAGAACTTATCAGAGATTGCAGATATTGAATATATCCAAAAGAAATTATTAACAGCACTTCGTGTACCAAAGGCATTCTTAGGTTTTGAGGAGGTTGTTGGTGACGGTAAAAACTTGGCGTTACAAGACATTCGTTTTGCTCGAACAATCAATAGAATTCAAAAATCTATGATTCAAGAGTTGAATAAGATTGCCATCATTCACTTATACTTATTAGGTTTTGAAGATGAGTTAAATAACTTTACATTAGGATTAACTAACCCATCAACTCAAGCAGACTTACTTAAAGTTGAGCAATGGCAAACTAAGATTCAATTATATAGAGATGCGGTTTCTGACCCAGGAAACGGTATTCAACCTGTTTCATCATCATGGGCTAAGAAACACATTCTTGGATTCTCAGATGAAGAAATTAAATTAGACATACAACAACAACGTATTGAGAAAGCAGTTGCTTCTGAACTTGAAAAAACACCTGAAGTTATTTCTAAGACAGGTATCTTTGCAAACATCGATAAGTTATACGGAAACAAACCTGGTGAAGGTGGTGCACCTGAAGGAGAAACTACTGAACCTGCTGACACTGGATTTGGTGGTGGAGGTTCTGACTTCGGAGGTGGTGATTTAGGTGGAGACTTAGGTGGTGATTTAGGTGGAGACTTAGGTGGTGAGGCTGCAGATACTGGTGGTGATATTGGTGGAGCACCTGAAGGCGGTGATACGGGTGGTGATATTACACCTGAAAGTATTAAAGATAAAGACCTTAATTTAATATTGGAAGATGATATGATTAATGGTATAACTGAACTGGACCTATCTAAAGGACGTAAATCTTTGGGTGAAATTGAAGACAAATTGAAAACATTACTAGATGAGTAATATTTATAATAAAAAACATTATGAATAAGTTTGGTCAAATAAAATCTAATATAGAGTCTTTAATGACAGAATCATATGGTAAATCATCATTTAAAAACCATATGAAATCTTTTAAGAAAAACATTCTTGAAAACAAGAGAATTGCCGAAGCATATTTTCTTTATGATGAACTATCAAAAAACAAAGGTTTATCTAAAGACATTGTTGATGATTATGTAAATGAAAGTATTGAAACTATTAAAAATATTGTTTCTTCAAATACTGAAAAAATCAAAGAGATTAATATGTGGGTTTCTGAAAATGTAAAAACCCAATCTGAAAACAATTACAAAGACATCGATTCAGTTGTTTATAATTCAAGTGTTAAGAATTTAGAGCAAGTATTGGAAAGTAAAAACAGAATTAAAAATACTATTTCAAAAAAAGAAGTTGCAAAAACAGTATCTGAATCTGTTAATATTCCTTTAAGTTCTATGTTAAAAATTGCAACAAACACATTTAATAGAGAGTTTGGAAATATCTCTGAAGAAGAAAAACAAGAATTAAAAACTCTTTTATCATTGGATAAGAAATCATTAACTGAGGAGATTGAAAAGTCTAAATTAGTGGTTATTGAAAAACTTAATACTAAGTTAAATGAATCTACTGATGATGAACTTACTGAAAAGGTTGAAAAAACTATTGAGAAAATTAATGAATCTGAAGTATCTTTAGTATCACTATATAAGTTAAGACAGTTAGAACAAGGTTTGTAATAATATAATATATAAGTAATAAAAAAGGGTTCAGTCTTCTGAACCCTTTATTTTTTGTATATACTCGGCTTTTTGTTTTTGTTTTCTTCTTTTTTCCGTATCTTTTACATGATACCTATTCTCACGAATATTTTCTAGTTGTTTGGTTTTATAAACCTTATACTTATAGCGTTTTAATGCTCGTTCAATATTCTCGTTTTTTCCTACTTTTATTATAATCATATGTGTCCTTAATATATATAAATATCTTTAATTAGTCAATATTTTGACTACGACCCATTTATTGTTTATAATTTCTGTACAAATAAACTTATATGAGAATAGAAAATATATGAAAAAAGGTAAAACCTCACAACTGAAAGGTTTTGAGAATGCTAAATGTAGTTACGGTACTGTGGATGCCAAAGAATTAAAATCAATCTACATTGTAATACAAAGTTGGGTAGAACCAACACAAGAAATGGAAAATTGGAAAAGAGTGACGGGGATGATGGAAAGAGATATAAAACACCACTTATTAGAAACAGTAGACCCATTAATATTTGAAAAACATAATATTGTGGATTTAGACTTAAGAAGTAGTGGTATTCAAATAGGTAAACGTAGTTTTATGAATTTAGAGATTACTTTATTTATAAAAGAACATATGGAATTCAAATCTATACTATTAAGAGAAAAAATAAAAAGTGTCGTTAAGACAATCTATACCTATCCTCTTATGAATTCAAAATACTTTACTTTACACAAAACAAAAAAAGAAAAAGTGTAACATATTTATCTTAAAAGGTAAAAAGTGAAAATCTTAATAACAGAGAAACAATTAAAAAGGTTATCCGAAGCAAATACGCTTTTGGATAACCTTAATAATATGATAGACCCCAATAAGTTTTCATATGAATATGGGTGGAAGGATTCAATTATTATACCACGCCAAGTCTTTATGGAGGGTAGTATAGAAGATGAAGACATTACCGTTACCGTAAATATTGGTAAAGTAACATATGAGGGTCAAGACGTAACTCAATTTGCAAACAATTATGTTTTTTGGTCTGGTGAAGGTGAGGATAGTGAACTGGCTTATAAATATAAAATGTCTATCGTAGATAAAATAAACAATTTACTAAGAGTTACACCAATTAAAATAACTGAGTGGGACGTTCATTTAGGAATCTAAGATATTTATAAAATAAAAAGATATGAAAATATTAGGTCCAAACGATACGGGTAAAGGTATATTGATTGAATGGGACGCAGGTTTTATCAATCCAAACGATAGAAGAAACGCCGAAGTTATTAAAGAATCTTACGGACAATTAGACCATTCAAAACCATTTGAATTTTATGCTGTCCTACAAAAATACGACACACCAAACAGAAACGGTCGTATCTACCCTGAAAAAATATTAAGAAGAGAAGCTGAGAAATATTCTCAAGCTATCGATAAAGGTTTATCTATCTCAGAACTTAACCACCCTGAATCATCATTGATTGATTTGGACCGTGTATCACACCTTATCACTGATATGTGGTGGGAAGGTAATGTATTAATGGGTAAGATTAAATTATTAACTTCACCAGGTTTCCATCAAGGTGGTGTTGTTTCGTGTCCTGGTGACCAAGCAGCCAACCTTATGAGACAAGGTGTAACTATGGGTGTTTCATCTCGTGGTGTAGGTTCGTTAGTAAAGAAAGGTGAACGTAATGAAGTTCAAGAAGATTTTGAATTAATTTGTTTTGACCTTGTTTCTTCACCATCAACACCTGGTGCGTACTTATTCTTGAATAAAGATGACCGTATGAAATATGATGAGAACATCGAAGAAGAAACTAAACAAAGAAGCGGTTCTGCAGAATCTTCAGGTGGTTTAGACAAATCACTTGACTTAATGAAAAAATTAACCGATTATTTAGGGTATTAAATTTTATCATTATGGACGAAAAATATTTTGTAGCAAAAATCAGTTATGACTTACCTGACGAGAACTCAGGAAAAATTAAGAAAATTAGAGAAGAGAAATTAGTTAAAGGTATAAACGTTACTGACGTTGAGTCTAAGGTTACTAAAAACTTTGAAGGTTTCCCACACGATTGGAGAATCACCGCGTGTGTTGAAAGTAAAATTGATGAGGTATTTGAATAATATCTTCTCTTTATCAGATAATTTTAAGAATCGGGTTAAAACCCGATTTTTTTTTGCCTAATGTTAATAAAAAAGTGTTTTTTTTAATATCAGCATATTTATTAAGAAAACTACATAATAAACTTTTGCAATAAAATTAAAACAATGGCAGAAAAAAAACAAAACTTAGTTGAAGAGGCACTACTACAAATGAAGAATTTGGAGGAAGCCGTAACGGAGAATGCAAAAGGAATACTTGCTTCTACTATGAAGGAAGAAATCAGTGAATTAGTAAAAGAATCTCTATCTGAAGAAGATGTTGAAGAGGTTGAAATGGAAGAATCTGCAGCAGAAAAAATGGAAGGCGAAGAAATGGAAGAAGGTGAGGACAAAATGGACCACGAAATGAAAGAACAAGAAGAGCTTGACATGATGGATGTTGAAGATGAAGTAGAAGATGAAATGGAAGATGAAATGGGAGACATGGAAGACATGGACGATATGGAAGACGAAATGGACTCTGATGAAATGTTAAGTATGATGGATTTACCAGGTGACGACATGGAAGTAGACGATGAAGAAGAAATTCTTTTACCTCTTGACCTAACTGACGCTTCTGATGAGGAAGTCCTTAAGGTTTTCAAAGCTATGGGTGAAGAAGACGGTATTGTGGTAACACAAGACGGTGATGAGATTCACTTAAAAGACGAGGAAGCTGATGTTGAATATCAAATTCAAACAGAGGGTGACGAAGAAGAAGAGGTAATCGCTGACGAAGAAAAAATGGAAGGCGAATACAAAGAAGGTTATGAAATGGAAGAAAAAGACGAAGTTGTTTACGAAATTGAACTTGGTGAAGAAGACGAAATGGAAGATGAATCTGACGAAGATGAATCTGACGAAGATGAATCTGACGAAGAGGAAATGAAAGAAGGTAATTGGGGTGGAAACAAACATGACTATAAGAGACGTGATGGTCACAAATTAGGTGATGTTGATGGACACTACAAAGACTATGAAATGGAAGAAGGTGAAGAAATGGAAGGTGAATATAAAGAATCTTCTGTTCGTTCTAACGTTAATGGTCGTGCAACTAACAAAAAACCTCAAGGTTTCCCTAAGTCTTTAAAGAGACCAGCACAAAGAAATGAGGCACTTGAAAAAGAAGTTGCTCAGTTAAGAGAAAAGAATGAAGAGTACCGTAAGGCACTTAACATCTTTAAAGAAAAACTTAACGAAGTTGCTGTTTTCAATTCAAACTTAGCATATGCTACTCGACTGTTCACTGAGCATTCGACAACAAAGCAAGAAAAAATAAACATTCTAAGACGTTTTGACTCGGCAGAAACAATTAAAGAGTCTAAAGGTCTTTACAAGATTATCAAAGAAGATTTAGATAGTAAGGAAAATACTACAGTAGTTACTGAATCAGTATCTGCTAAAGTACAGAAATCACCATCTAAAGGTTCTGCGACAAATCTTATTGAAAGTAAAACTTATGAAAATCCACAGTTCTTAAGAATGAAGGATTTAATGGGTAAATTACAAAAATAAAAATTAAATTAAAAAATACTCAAAATGGGAGCATTATTAGAATCAGGTCTTGTTGGTAACATCGGTTTAAAACACTTGAAAGTTATCAAAGAAGACACAATCAACAAATGGGACAAATTAGGATTCTTAGAAGGTCTTAATGGTCACATCAAAGAGAACATGGCACAATTGTATGAAAACCAAGCTTCTCACTTAATCAACGAAGCATCTGCTTCAGATAACTCAGGTTCATTTGAAACAGTTGTTTTCCCTATCATTAGAAGAGTTTTCTCTAAATTATTAGCTAATGATATCGTATCTGTACAAGCTATGAACTTACCAATCGGTAAATTGTTCTACTTCGTACCTAAAATTCAAAACAGAAATCAGGACTCATTAAACACACACGTTGCACCTTTCGGAGCACCTAATGGTCCATCAACACCAGATTCAAACTACGATACAGGTAAGAACTTGTATGACCGTTTCTATGAAGGTTCTGAACCAAACGAAGACCCAGCAGGTTTATTCGATTATTCAAAAGGAGCTTACTCAGGAATTACTAATGTTACATTAACTCCAGTAATTTGGGATGGTTCTTCATTGACTAACACTGGTGCTAATGCTTACTACACAGGTTCGTCTACAACACCAACAGGTGGTTTCAGACAAGTATTAGTTGAAATGTCAGATTTCCAATCTGATGGAGCTGGTAAATTAATCGGACCTAACGGTAACGAAATGGATACTGAAGAATTCTTATCTTCATTACAAGTTTACAGTGGTTCTGTATTCTACAACTTTAACGTTGTAACTCAGAAATACGGTAAAGGTATTGTTGAGTATGGAAGTGTGGGTGACACATCAATTGCTGGTGGAGGTCAAGGTTTCCCAGGTGGTAAATATGATGACATCTGTACTGCTGATGGTAAGATTTACTTATCTGTAGACGTATCTGAACCTGCAGCTATCGGTTCTACTACATCTTTGGATGGTTACACAGGACAAACTTTCGCAGATGATAGTGGTCTATATAACACATTGAAAGCTAAGTACAGAATTTATCAAGATATGGAATTCGAAGATAAAATCGGTGAGGTATCTTTCGACCTTGATGCAGTTACTGTTTCTGTAACAGAAAGAAAATTAAGAGCACAATGGTCTCCAGAACTTGCACAAGACGTTTCTGCATTCCACAACATCGACGCTGAAGCTGAATTGACAGCTTTATTGTCTGAGCAAGTGGCTGCTGAAATTGACCGTGAAATCTTAAGAGACTTGAGAAAAGGTGCAGCTTGGACATTACGTTGGGACTACAACGGGTGGAAGAGAGTATCTAACGGTTCAGTTAACTACAACCAAAAAGACTGGAACCAAACGTTAATCACTGCGATTAACCAAATCTCAGCTCAAATTCACAAATCAACTCTTAGAGGTGGTGCTAACTGGATTGTAGTTTCTTCTGAAATTTCTGCAATCTTTGATGACTTGGAGTACTTCCACGTTTCAAACGCAGCACCAGACCAAGACCAATACAACATGGGTATTGAGAGAGTAGGTACGTTATCAGGTAGATACCAAGTTTACCGTGACCCTTACTTCCCACCTAACACTGTATTGATGGGTCATAAAGGTTCTTCTTTATTGGATACAGGTTACGTTTACGCACCATACGTACCATTACAGTTGACACCTACAATGTACAATCCATTCAACTTCACACCAATCAAGGGTATCATGACTAGATACGCTAAGAAGATGGTGAACAACCGTTTCTACGGTAGAATCGTTGTTGACGGTGTACGTACATTCGATTTGAACTCTTTAAGATAATATATCTTAAAATCTATATTAAAGGGGACCATTTGGTCCCCTTTTTTTATTTAACTACCTAAAGTTTTTTCTTTCAGTTTTACATATTTTGGATTCTTCACCAAAATATTTACATCTTAATTCAGCCAACTCTCTTCGGTGTTCTCTAAACTTATCATGGTCGTGTGGTCTATGACCATTTATTACTGCGATTGTAACTTCTGTTGATAATTTACAAATTCTTGAACTTACATCTTTTCTATCCATAGTTTTTTTGCATAAAAAAGGGGACAATTACGTCCCCTTCAATTAAGTTTAATTGGTTAAGCTTTGTGAACCTCAGGTTCAGGTACTTCTTGTTGTTGTTCAGCAGGTGGAGTAGTTAATACCCTAATTGCTTTTGAAACAACTTCTGACTCTTCCATTCCATATACACTTCTTTGATGTCCCGCTCTTGCGGCTTGTATAACACAGTACAATGCTTGGTCTTGAGTTAGGTTTTGAATGAAACGGTCTAAGTCTTCAACATTATTATAGTTAATTACGTTGAACAATGTACCGATTGGTTTTGGTTCTTCCGTTTGAGGTGTTTCTTCCGTTTGAGGTGTTTCTTCTAACACTTCATTTACTTGCTCCTCTACAGGTGCAGTTTCAGTTTTTTTAGTTCTTGATTTACGAGTTGTTGGCTTTTTTGTTTCTGAAGCCGTAGTCTCTGTTTTTTTAGGTCTAGCCATTTTTTTCTTATTTAAGTGAAAAGTTTATTCTCAGTTATATTTATCTAATAGATAAGTAAATTATAACAATAATCAAGCATGAGTGAATATATTTTATCAGAAGATTTGGCCGTATGGTTCGGTAAAAAGAAAAAAAAGAAAGGTTCTTCACAACCTAAAGGTCCGTGGGTAAACATCTGTAAGAAAAAGAAAGGTGGAGGTCACCCTCCTTGTGGAAGAAAAGATGCCGATGAAGGTGCATATCCTGTATGTCGTGGTGCGGGTGTTGCGGGTAAGATGTCTCAAAAGGAAAAAGACTCTGCTTGTCGTAGAAAAAGAGAAAAGGAAAAAAAAGACACTCAGACAGGTAAAGGTCAAAAGCCAACACGTATTAAAGTGAAAAATTACAAAAAGAAAAATGAATCGATTGACCGATTGGTTAATTTGGTATTAGAACATGACAAATCTGTTATTTCTGAAGAATTACAATATCACATGGATAATAAAATTTCATTGGATGAAAACTTATTCAGATATGGTAGTCCAAAATATTTTAACGTAATAAATGAAGCACGTAAACTTTATAATGAGGGTTATGGTAATTGGTCTGAAGAGGATATTGAACTATTGGAATCTGAAAGAGGTAAGTTCTTTATGTATGAAGGTGAGAGACTACCTTTAGATTTCCCAATGGTAAATGAGCAAGGGGCAGATACATCTTGGATAGGTGCTGATAATGAAATTATTACATTACAAGATATTTTAGAATTAACTAAAAATATTAAAATTGTAAACTTACCTACAGAAAAATTAGCTCCAATAGTTTTAAATTGGGATGATAATCCTGAAGAAATTGAACGAATATCTCAAGTAGAAATTTCAACTCAATACCCCATTTTAGTAATGGTGGACGAGCAAAATAAAATACAATGGATACTTGATGGTAACCACAGAGCTCAAAAAGCACTTAGAGCCAAAGCTAAAACCATCCCAGCAAAACTTATTAAACCATCAAACTTAAATCCTATGGCTAAAAAAATATTTGGTTTGTCGGAGGCGGAGTATAAGGGTAAGAAAGTAGAATTAGGTAAACCTAAGAGTGGTGGTCCTAAGAAGTGGTATGTTTATGTACGTAATCCTAAAACAGGTAAGATTAAAAAGGTAAGTTACGGTTCCCCTGTTATGACTGCCAAGTGGAATGACCCTGCTGCTCGTAAGTCATTCGCAGCAAGACACCAATGTGCAAAGAAAAAAGATAAAACTAAGGCAGGTTATTGGGCGTGTAGAGCCCATAAAGATTTCGGTAAGAATGTTTCAGGAAGATTTTGGTAATGGTCTATTCTAATCAACATATATCATATAATAAATTTAGAAGGGTATTCAGTGAATCTGTAGATACTGATGAGTTAAAATGGCACAAAGACCAATACGACCGTATTGTTTTTGTTGAGTCAGGTAAGGGTTGGAAGTTACAAATGGACGAGGAGATACCTCAGGACTTGCAAGAAGGTCAAAAATACTTCATACCTAAAGGTACATACCACAGAGTATTTAAGGGTACTGGTGACCTTAAAATCGTTATTATGGAAAATAATGGATTAATTAGGATACCTAAACCTGTAATTTCTGAAATGAAAAAAGGTATTATGTATTCAAGAAAGGGTCAATCACTTAATAAAAAGATGGTTATGATTATTGAAAGAGGTGTTGTTAATGAAGAAGAATTATCTTATCTAAAAAACTTTTTTGACTCAAAGAAAAATAACGTAAGTCTTAATGAATCATTTAAAGGTAAACCTGAGCAACACAAAGAATATGTGGATTGGTTAACTCACGGTGGTGATATCGGTTACAAGTGGGTGATATCTAAATCAATAAGATAGAGTCGTTTCTCTCTTTTTAATTCTAATAGAATATTTTTTATTTCCGTAAGATTTTGGTTTTAACATGTAGAAATAATCCATGGCTCTCTCTATTGTAGATGCGTCTGTTTCTAATATGACTTTTTCTGATAAATCCTTAGATTTTTTAATCAGTTGATAGGTAGTGGTGCTGTATGACATTTTTTTTTGTTGTAAACTTTTTACAAATATAAGTATTATTTTTTACCTGAACAATACTTTCCTGAACATCTTTTTTTTCCGTCCAGACCTGGCATCTTACCTTTACATACTTGTACTGCGTAACCATTAGCATATGCCGATGGGTAGACTTCATATTTAGCCTTTGCAGCGTTTTTACCACGTGAACACAATGTTGTGTCCTTTTTCTTCTTTTTTTTCTTTTTGGATTTTTTCTTTTCGTTGATTACTCTTGTAATAATCTCAATTAAATCTGACTCTGTGATGGTTACCTTTTTCATTTTCTATTAACAATTTGGAATTTTAATTCTCTTTTATAAGTATTAACCTCTCGGTCGGTAATCACTTTTAAATCAATAAAATATTCATTAGGTATCTTATCGTCCGTGTGTAATATAAAATAATGACCATCTGGTGTTCTATTTAATTCTGTCCAATCTTGAACCTGTACTTCAGTTTTACCTTCTCTAACATAGATTCTGTAATACGCGTCTACTTTATTCAACACTTCATTTGTAGTATATGCCTTCTTTAAAACAACGTTAACTTTTCTGGTGTCAGTGCCTAAAATCTTCTCATCCTGTTTTATGCCGTAAAAGTCAAAACCATACAATGAAGGTTCATTTGTTGTTGAACCTATTTGGTAATATCCTGAAAGGTCATTAATAACAAATTCGTTTTCAACATTATTTAAATCAACACCATCGACACTAAGACCCTTCCATACATCATAATACATACACGGTACTGTTGATGCGGTAAGACCACTAACTTCAACTTCGTAAACACCATTAGTAACCTGACATGTAGGTAAATCAGTAAATCCATCAACAACGTTACCATTTAAATCTAAAATATCTACAGTTGGGTTTGAATCAAAATTTTGAGGGTTACCAAAACTGTAACTATATAAGTAAAGTTTGTTGTTTTTTTCTGCGTAGAATATATTTCTATCGTCTTGAATTAAATCGTCATATGTTGTTTCTAAGTAAGGTTCGTAAAATGTTTGTGTATGACGAGAGAAGAAACCTACTGAATAGTTTTCAGTAAGACCTGTAATATTCTCAACTTGAGGATAAAACGCAACACCCCATCCTGTAACACCTGTAGTTGCACCTGTAAGAATGTTGTTAATTTCGTCAGTCATATCAAACTCAATATCTTCATTACCAAACTCAAAGTGTTGAGTATCTACAATAGTTAAACCGCTAAAGTTTAATCCTGAAATTGTTTGATTGTTTTCGTTATCGTATATCCCATTTAACGACCAATTTTTAATTGTTTGAGCTTCGTACCAGTTTGACGGTCGATTAGAATAAGATTTGTCAGTTGGAATTTGGCTAAAATCATAATAATCATATCCCACACCTTCATCCCATACTTGAGAGTCACCTGTTGAACCTGATGTTTTAGGTATTCTAAATAATACTAAATCAAAAGACGTTGCTCTTCTTCTACCATTTGACCATTTATCGTTTAGTAATTCTTCATCAAATGCTGATGTATTGGTCATACGTAAGATGTGTGACATATTTTTTGAACACCCTGTAGATATTTCACCATTAGATATCTTATCCTGAAGTTGTGATAGGTCTATATCGAAGATAAAACGACTATACCCTTTAGGTATGAGTACATTATCTACCCTACCGAAAAACAATTCAACAATAGGATTTCTACCTGTGTTAGTGTATGAATTAAAAACTAAGGTATTGTTTCTATTAAAATATGATTTGTAAACTGACATATATTCTTTTTATATAAATACTTAGTTTATACGAATATACTTGTTTAATATTTTTTCTTTTGCTGCTTCCAGTTCCGTTAATAGTTTGTCAGCGGTTATTCCTGATTGAGATTTTGAATCGGGAACCATTCCGTGATAAGGGTGAACATGACTCACCATGAAGTCAACCATCATGTTTAGTAATTGTATTAACTCTTCACCTCTAACTACTGATGATGTTTTTGGTTCGATATCGTCAGATAATTTGTTTTCTTCTATACCGTATAGTGTACCACCTAAATCTATTTTACCTGCACCTTTTTTAACTGACTTATGTGATAACAAATAAATTTCATCACCACCCATTATGGCTGCAGTATTGTTAACCAATTTAATATTTTTGTCTATTCTCGTTTCTTCTTTAGGTTTAAACGGCACAGTTCCTCTTTTACTGTCATCATAAATTAAACCATATCCAGGTGTCCCATCACTATCAATAGCTTTAATACCTGACATTAGGTTACCAATATTTAATTTTTCTTGTGTTTGTGAATCTTGTGAAGTTAACTTTTCATATAAACTAGTTTGTGGTCTAAAATATATTGGAAATCTATTATTAGGATTGACAAACGAAGATAATTTAAAAGGACCTAAAGGTTCTAGGTTTTGTAAATAAGGTATTTCACCATCAACAACACCTTGTATGAATTTATTAATTGTATTAGTTAATTCAAAATTAGATAATCCTCTAAAGATAAATTGTTTTAACAACGCTTTATCTTCAACATCTACTAATTCAGTTTTAATGTTAAAGCTTTCTGTGTTTGTTTTTGACGCTGTTGATGTGTTTTTTAATGGGTTAAGTTGGTAAATATATATTGCTCCTGATAATTTGTTTCTGGTATTATCAGGGTTAGTTAATGTGTATTCAATTAATAGGTTAATTGGTTTATGTTTAAATTCAAACCTATAAAATTTTTCAGGTAAACCATATTCTGATTTTGTCTTAAATTTACTTAACTGTACGAAGGCACGATTAGGGTTGGCAACAGGATAAGTGTTAGGTTGTGGGTCACCGACATATTTACCAGCTCTTAAAATAACGTGATTATCTCTTAAAACTAAATCGGCACTTCCTCTACCATCGATAGATACATCATCAGGTAGTGAGTAGACCCCCTCATTAATTGCTTCATAACATTTTAATGTTTCAGGGTCACGAAGAGATTTATCTTTTTTATTCCTACTTCCCTGATTTAAATCTTGTACAGCATCGGAATAAGGTTGCATTTTTAATTTTGTTAATGATGAAAATACACCACCAACATAAAATTTATCTTTATTAGCCTTATCGTCAGGATTTGAATAAAATATGTGAATATATTCTCCACCATTTTTATTTTCATTAGTTTTGGGAACCGTATTTAAAAACACAGGAAGTAACGGTTTAATTACAAATGGGTCTTTATCCGACCATTTACCTTTGTAATTTTCGGCTTCTTGTCTATTGTTTGCATTGGCACTTTTTTCTCGGTCTGAGGTGTTCTCCGTCTTTAAAATCGCACGTATCCTACCCAAACCCATTGGGTCTCTATTGTCAATACATTCACCGATATAAATAATTCTATTGTTATACTTAGGGTCTCCCATTACTTAGTTCTTTTTTTGTACTCTTTTAAGATTTTATTATACACCAATTCAGTACCGTCTAAATGTTTGGTGAGTTTAATAATTAACTTTTTAGTTTCCTCAAAATCATTTTGTAGGAAATCCATCGCTTCAATCAAATCCTTATTAGGTTTTGATTGATACTCAACTATTATATTTTGTAATTTCGATTTATCCATTTTTAAAATGCTTTTCCAGATGCTCTACTCGGTACAGTAGCACCTGCAACAACAGGTGGTACCGCCAATGGTGGTATCCAAACCTCAACCTTACCATTTTTTAATTGTTCTTGATAACTACCTTTAATTTGTGCCGCGATTGCTGGTAATGCCACATTTGGTGCCCCACTCGGTAAGTCTCCTGTTGGTATACCTAATTCTTCTAACCTCTCAGTTATCTCAGCCATTGCTCGTGTTGGTGAAAAACCTCCCAACAAAGAACTCGCAGCCAACGCAAACGAAGGTATAGACACACCTAATACTGCGGCACCTAAATTTAATAGGTTTAGTATCTCATCCACAAGACTCTTACATTCTCGATAGTCAATTATACCTGAAATTGTTTGTATTAAAATAAAGATTATTGAACTTATAATAACCGCTCTTTTATCTTTGGCTTCTTTAACTATCTCAATTAATAAGGTCTCAACTAATAGTCTAAGATTTTTCTTTAATAATTTAAAGAGTTCCTCAACAAAAATCGCGGCAATCTTACTCATCATATTAACAATGAATTTTCCAAACTCTTTTATAAAAGACTGTAATCCGTCAATAATACCTGAAAAATTAGGGTTTATTGATTTTAAAACAATAAACAGACCCAATAACATTTTTGGGCTTAATATGGTTAACATAGCACCTTTTGGTATAATCCTTAGTAGGTCTAAGTTGATGGCGATATCAAGGTTAAGATTGATACTGTTAGGGATGTTAAAAGACCAATTTTGGTTTTTTGATAAATCATTAACAGTTTTAATAAATTCATCAATTTGTTCTTTCGGATTGTCACTATCTAAGTCTCTTACCCTTTTCATTGAACTGATAATTGATTGAGTGTCGACAGGTAACTTTAGATTATCACAATCGGTAAATTCAGTAATACCTTGAACCATATTATTAACATCATTTTCAATATTACGTAAATCAGCAGAAGACATCTCAAAAAACGATTCATCAATATTATCCAACTGACCAACTTTAGCTGTTCCTTGAACGTCTATTTCTTTAGTACTATCAAAACATAAACCTAATATTCTTTGTAGTATAATGGCCCATTTAGTCTGCACTTCTTTCTGACCAATTGATAAACCACCTGATATATCAATAAAGTTTGTTAACATATTCATGATTTCAACTGAAATCATATTGAAATTAATTAGGTCTATAGAACCATAATAATCTCTTAAGAAGTCTCCTAAATTATTTCCTTTGATTCTATTTTTTAAACTAACTTCATAGAAATCGCCAAAAAAAGTATTACCATTTTTAGTATAACTGGTAACGTACTTTATATCGAAAATACCACCACCTGATGCTCCAATATAATCCGTACCGTACTCTTGATTAAAAGAAAGACCTTCATTTTGTAGTCTATGGTATAACTCCTTGTCCATTGAGAATGGTGTGTTACCCACATTGATGGTGTCTTTTTCATATCTAAGAGACCATGGTTCACTATCAGGACTATTCTTTAATAATTCTCGTAAGTCAATTGATTCTACATTAATGTAAATTTTTTCTTGAGGGTCAAACGTTTGTTCTTCAGAACACCCCGCGACACTAAGTACTTCATCAGTGACAATCTCACTCATTCTTGATTTTGTCGACTCACTGGCTGTTAATATTTGTTTGATTAAAAAGTCTACAGTACTTGAACCCGTATTTTTTGGGTTTGGCATTGTCTTTTTAAAAACATCCACAAGTTCATCAAAAGTGGTTCTTATCTCTTGTTGGGCTCTTTGTTTAATATCACCCATAGAGTTAAGTTGCTTCATAGCCTCACTCTTTGATTGAGCAAAGTTATCACCCAAAGAATCTTTTTTAAACTTTGTTTCGTTTGCGTTTGTCTGTATAGTGGTTTTGTAAGCGGATACCTGACTATTAATACTTCTCCAACCTTCTTTATTTGATGACATTATGGTTAAATTTAATCTAGTTTATAACCATCTTTTTTATCATCATTATCTATATCTTTTTGTATTAATGTCTGTAAGGTATCATCGTCAATCTCTGAAAGACTAAAATTCTCTTCAGTATTGTTGTTTGACTTTTCCCAAATAGTTGATTGTAACTTAGATAATGATAGCTTCTTTTCTATGGTATCATTTATTATTTTTTGTTGTTCTTTAATGACGGGACCAATAACAGTCATATCTTCGGGGTCCTTCAACATGGCTAACATCTTGTTTTGTATCCTTACAGCAGTTGCTCTCTGTTCCACAAGTTCGTTGTAGATTTCTTGCATAAGCGATAAAACAGAATCCTTACTTAGTACTATTTCTTTTTTCTTTGGTCTTGCCATAATACTATAAATATTTGTTGAACAAGTTTTTATATGTTGTTTAGTCTTGTTATTAAATCGTAATATAATTTTTTAAACTTCCTCATCGAAGTTCTGATTTCTTTTGTTGACATATTTGTCATTTCCCTTAGAGATAATAAAATGATATTTTTATTAAATTTGTTGTTATCAGTACCAATGAATATGTCATTGTAATTTTCAAATAATTCTATAAGGGCATACCCTAATTTTAATTCGTTGTTATTTAAATTATTTTTTTCAATAAATTCTTCTAACTCTTGTACAAATTTTTTGATTATTTCAGAAGGTTCTATTTTTTCGTTTTCGATATAATATATCATATCAGGTCGATTCTCTAACTTAGTGGTTATGTCCTCATATGATATTTTTCTATTTTGTTCTTTTTGGTCTTTGATGATTTGTCCCATCAAATAGTTTTTACAGATGGTACCAAAATATGAATAAGCCTTTTTACCTTTAGCTGGTTTAAACTTATCAACCTTAGTAATTAAAAATGAATGTGTATCGTGATGAATTTCTCTAAAATCCATATCTTTTCTATATAATTTATATCTACGTATAATTGACTCAATCATTTTATCTAACGGAGCACGTAAATATTCATCATATATTTTGTTTTTTTCCGTGTAGGTAGACGCTGTTAAGAACATCCTAACAGCCGTCTCCTCACGAACATCAAAATAATTGTTTGATTTTGGTTTTCTCCCTCTTTTCTTTTTTTCTACCGATTCAGAATTAGAAGAAGTTGCACTTAGAGATTCTAAAAACATTAAACATCTTGTGGTTGATAATTTATGTTCCTATCTTCCGTAAAGAAATGTTCTTTTTTAGCCGAATCAATCCAAAAAGCAACTTCATCCTCAGTTATCTTATTCTCACCAAATTTGTAGTTCCAGAAAATGGAACCCTCTCTCATATTCATATGCTTATAACCTATTCTTGGGATGGTCATAATCATTACTGAATTATAACTTAGTCTCAATAGGAACTCATAAACAAAAGTAAGCTTCATAGACTTCTTTAAACCTCCATATTGTTGGAACACTTCTTTTTTAAGAACCATACCACTTGATTGGAAGTTTTGGTAGTTTAATAATACTTCATTAGTTAAGTAACCAATTTCGGTATTCATATTTGCTGCGAAGGTTGCCTCATTTGTAAACCCTGCAAATACCCCTTTGTCGTCAACATCAATAACAAGAGGTAAAAATCCTGATACTTCAGGATATGATTCAATATATCTTTTTACGTTTTTAAACCAAATAGATGCATATTCATCGTCAAATTCTAAAATAGAAATCCATTCGTTTTTTGCGTTTTCAACACCTAAATTAACCTGTGAAGAAAAATCAATGTCACCAGTGTTAACAACCATATTAACAGATAATCCGCTAAAGTTATAGTTTGATAGGTAACCTACTAAAGATTCTTCATCACTGTGAACAATAACTAATTCGTCAATTTTAGTGGTTTGATTTTGAATAGATGTGATACATCCATCGAACAACTCTTCAAAATTCTTTGCTTTTGAAGAACTGATTGGTAAGATTACTGATACGTTTAATGTACTTTCCATAATATTAATTTTCTTCTTCTACTTTAAGTTTATCTAATTGAACCTCAAACGTTTCTTTTCTAACACTTAAGTAAGACTCAAATGTTGATACGACACTACTTGAAAATTCTTCTTCATTTTTGAATTTAGATGCAGTGTTAAGACCTTCTTCATAAAGACCTTCAGAAATGTTATCTTCCAACCAATTCTGAGTGAACTCAGCAATGATATCTGGCATTTGATTAACTTCATAAGTCCATACACCATTGTTATCTAACATCCAATCAGGTTTCATATTTGGTACCTTACCAATTACAGGTGTTCTACACGCCATCGACTCAATCGGGAACGTACCGAAACCTGAGGTATCATCAACCCATACAGAAACAAAAGAATCTTTTAGGTAGTTTGAAAATTCATCTTGGTTTAGTCCTCTCATATCTCTAAATGTAACCCATCTAAATTGAGGGAACTTTAGGTAAAAAGTTTTAATAATTTTCATTGTATCTCTTTGGTCACGAGTGTGAATAGAAATGATTGGTTTTGACGGTTTTTCTTTTGTCGTGAAGGTTTCAGGAATGAAAGGTTCAATAATATCAAAAGTGACATTTTTCATAATACCTTTTACAAATTCCATTTGTTTTTCATTTGTAGTGATAACCTTTAAAAATCCATACTGTGACCATGTTGTACCAGGTTGTAAAGTTTCTAACATGTGGTCATATGCTTGACAAATAACAATTTTACCACAAGGTAAATTAGATACTTGTTCTAATACATGACCGTAAACTTCAGGTACCACAATAAAATCTTCAGGTGAGATTTTTAAGTTTTGACCATTGATTGGTTCATGTGGTAATTCCATATATTCAGGACCTAACCACTCAGCAACTCCAACATATTCAGCATCTTCATGAATAATGATTGGGTTAAACCCATTATTTTTTAAGGACATTGCAATTTGATAGATGTGTCTAACACCTGCCTTAGCATTACCCTTAGTATCTTGTACTAAAAAATAAATCCTTACAGATTTATCTTCTAATTTTTGTACCGATTCTTCGACTTTTTGTAATAATTCTGTACTCATAATTTAAAAATGTTTTATAATTCCATGTCTTAATAATGTATTAAATGCAATCTTAAAGGGAAGACTTAATTTTTTTGCGTTATGGATACCCAAATTTTCATCCATATCATCCCTTTCTGTTAAGATAACCTCTAACATCATTTTTATTGTTTCATATTTAACAATACTGATATGTTGTGTATCGTCATCTACTAATTCATCGCTTTCACCTTTTACAGTATTAACGTCTGATTTTGGTATGTTAATGTTTTCTTCTAACTGAAGAAAATCAACATAATAAGTTTCACCTAATACTTCTAACATTATTTTAATTGTATTTGATTATATAACTCTTTAAAATCCTCAAGATTTTCTATAGTAAACTTTGAGTCAATATCTTCGTTATATGTTGTTTTATATTTTATGATTATTTTACCTTCTGGTGAATTAAGAATATGGTTAGGGTTTGCGGTTACTAATATATCAACCTCATCCCACATACTGTCTATTGTAATGTTAGAATAAAATTTAATTTTTTCAATTAAAGAACCGTATTTTGATAAGAAAAATAAACTAGCTGGTTTTGATTTTTGTATTTCATCAGAAACAATTAATAGTTCATGTTCGTCTCTTAACTCTTCATAGATGTCATTCAACACATTAAATGTGTTTCCACTTATTGATGGTGCATGTCCAAATATTTGCATTGGAAAATCGACATAAAAGAAGTTAAATAGGTCTTCTTTATCCTTAAATCTAAAATACTCCTCTAAATTATCTAATGACTTAACAGGTAAATTCAACTCATACTTAAAATCATCTTTAACAATTTCTTCAGTAAATTCTTCAGTTTCTTCATTATATGATGACGTTTTTTCTTCTTCAAACTCATCAATGTAAAACTTCTGATAAAGTTGTTCTGCCTTTAAAAAAGTATCTCTTAATACTCCGTTAATGTCAAAAGCTATTCTCATACTTCGTATCTTTTTAATATTTTAGTAATTAATGGGTTACGGATAACATCTTTAGTTTCAAAAGAATACGTTCCAACACCATCCATATCTTGAAACCTATTTACCGCATCATATAGACCTGATTGTGTCTTATCTTTGTAACGGTCGGTTTGTTCAATATCTCCTGAAATGAAAAACTTACTATTGAACCCAATTCTTGTTAATAAGAGTTTCATTTGTGAAGGTGTTGAATTTTGAGCTTCTTCAAAAATTAATATTGAGTTATCAATATTCATACCTCTCATATATGCCAGTGCAAAAACCTCAATAATATCATTATCTTTTAGTTTTTCTCTAGCTTCCTTCCCTATAATTTTATTTAAAAGGTAATACGATGGAAAAATATATGGGTCTAATTTTTCCTCTAAGTTACCTGGTAATGAACCTAACTTTTCCTCAGCCTCAACTGCGGGTCTTACAATTATAATTTTCTCGTAAGAGTTGTTATTATCCATTAGTAGTTCAACAGCGGCCTTCATTGCGATATATGATTTACCAACACCTGCAGGTCCTGTACAAACTGTTATTTCACTATTAGTTAGAACATCGTAATATTCTTTTTGACTTTCAGATAAGAATTTTTTTCTTGGTTTTTTACCAATAATAGCGTTAATTAATTCTTTTTTAGTCATCTTTGAGTTGTCCTCGTTTTTTCTATTTCTATTTGACATTTATAGTTTCATTGAAATTATTTAATTAATTCACGTGTTTCGTGAGGTTCTCCAAAACCTCTCCTGTATACTGTTTTACCACCATCAGGACTTTCATAGATATAAGTCTTTTTACTTTCTTCTACTTGTTCATTAATCCAATTATATGTTTTTTCCATACCTACTCGTAATGGTTGAGATACTTCCCAACCTATTTTGTCTTTATAAAGTTTATTGTCAGAGTTTCTACCTCTGACTCCTACAGGACAAGTAAAACCGTATTTGTCGATAAAATCTTGACCTTCTATATTCTTAATTTTAATTGTTTTTCCTGAGATATCAATAGCCATCTGTGCAAGTCCATTTATGGTAATCATTTCTTCTGAACCAATATTAACAGGTCCTAAAAAGTCTGATTCCATTAATCTTAAAACCGCTTCGACACACTCATCAACATAAAGAAACGAACGAGTCTGTTGACCGTCACCCCACACTTCAATTTCATCTTGTGATTCCGCGACTTTTCTACACATAGCCGCTGGTGCTTTTTCTTTACCACCTGTCCATGTACCCATAGGTCCAAAGATGTTATGGAAGCGAGCAATTCTTACGTCCAATCCGTAGTTGCGGTTAAACGCCAAGAATAATCTTTCAGAAAATAGTTTTTCCCAACCGTATTCAGAATCAGGATTTGCGGGATATGCTGAGGACTCTTTACAGTTTGGATTATCAGGGTCTAATTGATTGTGTTCAGGATACATACATGCGGATGATGAGTAAAATACTTTACCCACCTTCTTTTTGGTACATTCGTGAACAACATTAAGGTTAATAAGTGCCGAGTTGTGCATTACGTTGGCGTCGTTATCACCAGTGAAGATATAACCTGCACCACCCATATCTGCAGCTAACTGATATACTTCATCAACACCTTCTGAGATAACATCAGAAACGATTTTAGGGTCTCTTAGGTCCCCTTTGATGAACTTATTACATATGTCTTTATGATTCCAATATTCGTGATTTTTAATATCACATATGGTTACGTGGTGACCACTATCTTTTAATCTTTTTGATAGATGTCCACCGATAAATCCTCCTCCTCCAAGTACTACTACCTTTTTCATAATTTTATTCTTATACCTTCAATAATAGTATCATTTTGAATAAAATTAAACTTATCGTTATATAAATTTTTAAGGTCCTTCTCTATAATATGTCTAATATTGTCATTATCAACTACAGTACAAGTATATCCTTCAGCTAATAATGATAGTAGTAGATTTAATTGTTGTGACTCTGTTAATAAATCGGTACCTTTTTTATAGGTTACTGAGTCAAAGATAAAATTAGTATCTCTGTTTGGATTTTCAGACACCAATTTATTTACCAAATATTTGTGATGTTCAATGTTAAATTTGTCAACTTCTAAGGGTAGATTTACCTCAAGACCTACTTTTTCGGCATGTACACCCAACGCTCTATTATCTCGTGGTAAACAAGGTCCTCCAAAACCAAAACCATAATTAAGGTATTTTTTACCGATACGGGTGTCACTACCGATTGATGATAATACGTTATCAACTTCATCACCGATACCTGTGTTGTGACATATTTCACCAATCATGTTGGCAAATGAAATTTTGGTTGTTAAGTAACAGTTTACTGATATTTTTGTAATTTCTGCAGCAGTATTAGAAAGAATGTTAAAATTAGGTTCATCCATTATCTCAGTATAGATATCCTTAATTCTATCAACTTCCTCCATTGAGGATGTACCAATCAATACCATATCAGCATATTTTAATCCGTTCACAATATTACCTTGGGCGATAAACTCAGGGTTGTAACAAACGTCTATACCGTATTGTGAGAATCTTTCTGCTACTGTATCAGTGTAACCAGGGTTAGTGGTACAACTAACAACAAACATTTTACTTGATAAATCAAATCCTGTTTGATACATTGCGTCAAAATCATCAATAACACTTTCAATATATTGGTGGTCGTATTCACCTGACTCTAATGATGGTGTCGGTACAAAAGTGAAAATGATATCACAATTTTCAATAACATCAATGTTACTGGTGGTTACATGAAAGTTTTTTGAGTTTGTTAAGTAGTCTTCAATATAAGGTTCACTACTCTTAAAAGATTTATCACGTAAAGATTGTATATAGGTTTCACTAATATCTGAACCCCATACTTCGAACCCTTTTTGTTCAACTAATAGAGCAAATGATAAACCTAGTTTACCAATTCCAATAATACCTATCTTTTTCATTTGTCCGATATTGCCCTACCTTTTAATTTATTCCAATCTTGTTCAGGTCTAACTTCAAGATTAGTTTTCCAAGCGGATTCCAAAACATTCATATTTACACCCACATCTTTTGCCATGTTCATAAGTGCGTTTATATCTTTTGGGAAGCACGTCCCTCCAAAACCAACTTTACCGTCAGGACCTGGTACGTGTAAATGTGAGTCACCAACTCGACCATCAGAAGCAAATCCGTATAATGCATCATCCCAATTAACACCAACTAATTGTGCAAGTCTGTAGTATTCATTCATCAAAGAAACCTTAGTGGCGAAGAAGGTATTATTCATGTATTTGATAAACTCAGCAGTTATCGAGTCGGTATGTATGAAATGTCTATTCATAAATCGTTTTGAAAACATTTCTTCGACTTTCTCAGTTAATAACTTATCACCACCAAAGATTACTCTTGCTTGTGTTAACATATCCAACTTTGCAGTTCTTTCAGTTAAAAACTCAGGTGAAAATATAATGTTAAGGTGAGGATATTGTCTTTGTAACATTTCGGTGGTACCAGGTAATACCGTAGATTTAATAATATAAATCGGACCTTCTTTAGCGTCCTCAAAAACTCTTTCAATATACGATAAGTCTTGTTTTCCACCCATATCCATTGGTGTTGGTACACAGACAAAAACAAAGTCAGACTCATGTGTCTCTTCTTTTGTATGTGTTGCTCTTAGTGGGTCAACATCATATATTCTTATTTCATTAGTTGGTGAAAATGCGAATGCTTGAGATTCACCAACAAAACCATTTCCAATAATTCCTACTACCATCGCTTTCTTTTTGTAATATATTTTAGAATATAATTTAATTTTCTAAATAGATTCTTATGTTTCATATAAAAAATTATCAATATGAAAAAAATAGATTTATTCAGAGTATTTATGTCACCAACAGCCTCAGAAGAGGTAACTAAAGTTTTAAATAGTGGGTACATTGGTCAGGGACCTAAAGTTGAAGAGTTTGAAAGTAATTTAAAAAATTTCTTCAAACATGATTATGTATCAACCCTAAACGCAGGAACTTCGGGTTTACATTTAGCTTTACATCTATTGAAAAAACCAAATCAGAGCTCAAAAGTTTTTGATGGAGTGGCATCATTTAACTCTTTTTGGCCAGGTTTAGAAGATGGAGATGAAGTACTTGCAACTCCAATGACATGTACCGCATCTAATTGGCCAATTTTAGCCAACGGATTAAAAATAAAATGGGTGGACATTGACCCAACCACATTAAATATGGATTTGGATGATTTGGCAAGAAAAATCACCTCAAAAACAAAAGTGATTATGTTAGTCCATTGGGGTGGTTATCCAAATGATTTAGATAAGATTAAAAAAATTCAACAAGATGCTTATTTACGTTTCGGGTTTAAACCTGCGGTTATTGAAGATGGTGCACATTCTTTTGGTTCTGAATATAAAGGTAAAAAAATTGGTAGTCATGGTAATTTAACAATGTTCTCATTACAAGCAATTAAACATATTACATCAATAGATGGTGGAATACTTATATCACCACATAAAGAACTTCACCAAAGAGGGAAATTATTAAGATGGTATGGTATTGACAGAGATGGTGACCGAAAAGATTTTAGATGTGAGGCAGACGTTGAAGAATGGGGTTTTAAATTTCACATGAATGATGTATGTGCAACAGTTGGTATAGAAAATTTAAAACATTTTAAAGAAATTGTTGGTAAACATAAAGAAAACGCAAAATTTTATGATGAAAATTTGGTTAACGTAAAAGGTGTTACTTTATTAAAAAGAGAAAAAGATTTTGATTCGGCGTTTTGGATTTATTCTATGTTGGTTGATAATAGAGATGGTTTTTATAAGTGGATGGATGAATGTGGTATTGCTGTATCACAAGTACATGAAAGAAATGATAAACATACATGTGTTCAAGAATTTAAAACCGCATTACCATCATTAGATAAAACAATAGGAAAAATTGTTTCAATACCTGTAGGATGGTGGGTTACTAAAGAACAAAGAGAGTATATTGTAGATTGTATTAAAAAAGGTTGGTAAAATGAATGATACTTTTTTGGGTAATAGCTGTGTTTCAGGTTGGTTGTATCACCTTAAGGAAATAAAATATAATAATCCTTTTATATGGCATTTAATTTTAGACGATAGTGATTTTATTAAAGTGTGTAAGAAATTTGACCATTATATTTCTCAACAACCATTGTTTATTGATGAAGATTTAAAAAATGGTAGATATCTAAAACACGACTCAATTTCAAAAACATATCCAATTATGAGATTGGATGATGTTAATTTTCATTTTATTCACCATAAAGATAATAAAACAGTTCTTGATAATTTTAATAAAAGAGTAGAGAGGTTAGGTGAATATAATCTTATACCCGTTGCGTGGGAAAAGGAAATCACAAATTTAGACGCATTAAATGAATTTAAAAAATTACCCAATAGTATTCTTGCCACTAACGTCTCTACTCAAAAAAATGCGGCAAAACAAATTTTAGAAAAATATGGACATAAAAATACGAAGAATGGTTGAATCTGACTTACCTTTTTTTAATGAGGTTAGAAGTCATAGTAGTATGTTTTTACACGATAAAAATAATTACACATTAGAAGATAATGTCAAGTGGTTTAAAAGTTTGGAGTCTCCATTTTTTATAGTTGAAATATTAAATGAAGATATAGGGTATTTTAGAACCTCTAACTGGAATAATAATACCTTATATATTGGAATGGATATACATAAAAAGTATAGGGGATTAGGTTACGCTAAACCATCATATTTAAAGTTTATGAAACATTTAAAAGAAGAGTTTAATATTAAAACAATTTTTTTAGAGGTTTTGAGTTCTAATAAACGGGCAATTAATATCTATAATAAATTAGATTTTACTATAATAAGTGTAAAACCTCATGACAATGTTGACAATACAATTAAAATGAAATTAGACATATGAATATTGATATTAAAAATAATCCAATAGAATATTATATAAAAAAAATTCGTAATAATGAGAATTTTTCTTTTACTCGATGGGGTGATGGTGAGTGGTTCTGTGCTATGGGGTTAAAAGGTCAAAATTGTGACCATCACAAATATTTTCCTGAATTAAAAAATGGTCTTAATACTGCGCTAAAAAACAATAAAGGTTATTATAAAGCTATTTGGAATATAGACCACGGTCAGATTCGTAATATTTTAAATAGATTATTACCTTTTTTATCAAAGAATAATATAAATATAAATTGGGTTAATGCTGGTATATGGGAAGATGCCGCATTAAACGGACAATTAAAGGTATTAGTTGAAGCATTAGAAAAAAGAAACTTTATTATTGTGTCAAATGATAACCTAAAAAAAATAGATATTAAATACACTGACTTTGTTAGTATACCATCTAAAAATTGTTTTTTAGATAAAGATAGAATTAAAAATGATATGATAAAAATGACAGAAAAATATGATGATGTTGTATTTGGATTATCATCTTCTATGGCAACAAATGTTATCGTAGATGAGTTATATGATGTCATTGGAGATAGATGTACCATGATTGATTTTGGTTCAATATGGGACCCCTTTATTGGGGTAATAAGTAGGTCTTACCATAGAGATTATAAACAATTAGAAATATGATTAATTGCAGACCATACGGTGGAATTTCCAATCGAATGAAGTGTATAATATCTTCAATCGTAGAATATGGAAATATTAATTTAATGTGGGATATAACAACAAGTAGTGGTGTTGGATGTAAGTTTAATGATTTATATAAAAATATTTATAATGGTAATGCCATAAGTAGTGTATCTGACTGCAAATTTATTCATCCTAAAATGAATACACATAATGAAGGAAGTAAAGATAAGTTACCTATTAACCTTAAAAAAAGATATATTGAAGTTATCAAAACTTTAGAACCTATCGATTATATTTCAAATAAAATTAAAGAAGAGAAAGAAAAGTTAGGTGAATATAGTGCAGTTAGCGTTAGAACTTTTAGAAGTTTTCCTTCGGAATATAACTCATGGGGTAGACATTTTAAAATAAATAACCTTTTTAAGGTAATGGATAAAATTGAAGGTAAAATTTTATTAACCTGTGATGACACTGAAACGACAAATTTAATTAAAGAAAAGTACGATGTTTATACCACACCTAAAAGAACAAAATTTGGAGATTTTACTACTGTAGAAGGTATGCAAGACATATTAATAGACCAATACTTAGGTAGTTTATCTACGGACATTTATGGTACAAATATGAGTAGTTTTTCTGAAATGCAATGGTGGTTAGGACAATGTAAACCTAATTATTATGATATGTCACTACATCTAAGATAAATTATAACCAGTTAGTTTTAACGTAATTAAGTAAATTATCGTAATTATTAAATCCATATATTTTGGACCCTGATAATTTTTCCATCCAAGAACCCGTTTTCCATACACCTCTATTAGACGAATTACAATTAGGACAGTTATAAATTAAAACTTCTCCACCAAAATAAGAAGGAACAACCGCATCTCCTGCAGGTGTTATATGGTAATCTGAATTTGACAATATCATAAACTGAACCTCATTATATACTTTATCACTTTTTAGTAGTAAGGTCTCAATATCTATAACTTCAGGATGTTTTGCTAAAATTTCTTTATCACCAATATCCAAACTTATTTGATTAGTGTCTTTTTGTAATTTAAAATTTTCAGATTTATCTGGTGGTCTAATATAAATTATTTGATACTTACTTTTTAATTCGGTAAAAATCTTATCTAAAAAATCAGAATTAAAATAATTATGAGGATGTTGCCCCCATTCTTTTGTGTTTTTATTATTAATGGTTAGTATGGGTTTATCATACACATAAACATCATTTTTAAATATTTTTTTGTATGGTGGTGGTGTCCAATTATCTTTGATAAATAAAGGACCTTCTATTTTATAACAAGATGTGAAATGTTCTATAGGTTGTAATGTTTTTTTAAGTCTGGGTGGGTCGTAATGTATCTCATCTTCTGTATGATTTTCAGAGAAATAAAATACAGGTTTAGTCCCAATTTTACTTTTAGTGGAAATTAACTTTCCTTTAAGAAATGCGTCGTAAGATATTGGTGCGTAGTACCAAAGTATATATCCAAATTCATCAAACGCTTCTATTTTCATGTCTATCTAAAATAGTTTTATGTAACTCTTGCATATTGTTTCTGGCGCTCGTAGATACCGAACCTTTACCTTCACTTTCGTGATGAAAATAAACAAATAATCCTTTTGGTATTCTTTTACCTTCATAACCCGCATCCATCATTTGAACCCAAAGGTCATAATCAACCCACCCTTTCATTTCCGTATTATAACCCTCTGTGGACTCGTATGCTTCACGAGAATACATTGAACTATTAACTATAAAAGGTCCCGATAAAAGTCTTTCTTTTGACCACTCAGGTCTTTTCTCCAATCCTTGCATTTCCCCGATATGTATTGTATCACAATATACTGGACTAATCTTTGGATTGTTTTTAATTATGTTTACTGCAGTTTTAAGATAACCTGGTAATATCATATCATCAGCATCAAGAGGTAAAACATATTCCCCTTTACCTTCTTTAACTGCTCGGTTACGAGTATCTGATACTCCTGTATTTTCTTTATGTATAACTCGAATTGAATCATGGTCTTTTAAAGAATCCAACTTCATTAAACAATATTCATCATCAGAACCATCATTTACCAACGTGATTTCAAAATTGGTATAATCTTGATTAAAAACTGAATGTAGGGTTGGGTTTAATCTTTTTGCGTAATTGTAAATTGGCATTGCTAATGTTACTAAAGGCTCATTCTTTTTAACATCTTTTTTTGTAAATGTTGTTGGTAATAAGATGGGTAGATTTTCTTTATACGTTTCCGCAAATTGCTGTCTGTTCTTTTCCCATTGCTCATTAGTCATACCGATAGATTTATGAGTAATCCTAACGTCATAAAAAACACCTACTTTAACACCCTCTAAAAAGTTTCTAAAACAAAAATCTACCTCATAAAAGTGAAATCCTTTTACTTCCTCATTAAAATTTGTTTTTAGATTTGGTTTGTTAACCACCATAAAAAGACCATCAACAATAACTGTATCATCTAATTTATTACCTTTAGACTCACTGTATTTTGATGTCCATTTTTTACCTTCATGTTCATGATTTACAATCCCAATCATTTCAGTTTGAACTTCCCACCACATACCTGTTTTTGGCATATATTTGGAACCAGCAACCCCTATAATGCCGTAATCAGGATTTCTTTTAAAATGTTTAATAACTTTATTACCCCAATTACCTTTTTCAAAATAAATGTCATCATGACATAAAACAACAATATCATTGCTTGCCTGTTCTAAGATAATGTTGTAGGCTTCAGTTAATGAGTGGGTACCTGGATTCTCGAATGGGATTACTTCAACGTTACGTAATCCGCAAGACTTTTCAATATAATCTCTGAATTCAGGGTCTATTTTCTTTGTGCTATATCCTATTGTAATCATTAATCGTCAAATACTTGTATCGTGGTTTCTTTTTCTGTTAAAGGAGTCCATTTACCATTATAACGAGTTCCTCTAACAATATGATTATCTATCCAATGATAGTTACCACCACGTGGTTTATTCATTAATAAATTATGGTATTTAAAACCATGTTTTTTGAACCAATTTTCTGTCACCTCACGGTGTTCTTCAGTCCTTGAGGTAAAGAAAGTAATTATGTGACCTTCATCATACCATCCGTTTATAATGTCAACGGACCCCGTGTACGGAAGACAACTTTCCATTCTATTAGGTTCTTCATTTGGTACATCATCAGTTATTGTACCGTCAATGTCTATTAAGTAATTTTTTCTCCCGTTTGGTAAAACAGGACTTGTATTAGTTTCCTGTTGAACCAAATCCATTTTCATTTCGGTCTTTATCTTTTATTTCTTGTACCCTTTTGAGAATAACATCTCTTCCTTGTACTACAGGACAAATAACCGCTTGTGCTATCTTATCACCAAATTCAATTACCTGAGTTTCTTGACTTAGGTTTATTAAGATGACTTTAATCTCACCTGTATATCCTTCATCGACAGTTCCTGGTGTATTAAGGACTGTAAGACCTTTTTTAAACGCTAACCCACTTTTGGGTCTAACTTGTACTTCGTGTCTTGTGGGTACGTTAATGTGTAACCCTGTGGGTACCATTGCACGTTCAAAAGGTTTTAATGTTACCTTTTCATTTGCTCTTAAATCAAAACCTGAATCACTACCATAGTGGTACTTAGGTTCAGGATTTACAGATTTATAAACATATTCAATTTCAGGTGTTTTATAATATTCTGAATTAAACCCTTTCTCCAATTCTTCATAATCAATTCCCATTGAATTCAAAAATGATTGAGGGTCAGTAGAATCCATATTTTTTAAACTCTCTTGTAGTTCACTTAATTGTGAAAAACTATCTTTTAAATTTTTAAACTTGTTAAACATATCTTATTTTAAATTATAAATTTTCTTCATTAATTCAACCAAAACGGAAACATCTTTCTCACAATAGTCAGCGATAGGTGTTAATCCATTTGCATTCCAATAGGTGTCGTGTACTAAGTTTCCTGATACTTCACCCGTCTTTGGACTATCAACACCCATAGAAACACACATTAGGTCCAATGATGAGATACCAAAATTGTTACCGAACTGCCACACCTCTTTGGTGTCCACCGCTTTTATTTCCCACGGTTTTGTTTCATAACTCGGTAATATTTTTGGTGGTAGTATTCTATGAGATAAAAATCTCTTACCTAATGTCGGTATATCGAAGAATTTTATATTGTGACCACATAAATAAAAATCTAATTTTTCAACCTTTCTTAATAAATCTCTAACCTGTAGTAGTAATTCTCTTTCATCATCTTCCGCAATGGTTTGTGTATGAATATCATTTTTTGGTGTGATAAATGAAAATGATGCTACAATAATTTTTGAAAATTCAGCAACTAACGCGGCTTTGTTAACAAAAATTTCTTCAGGTGACTTACCTTCTTGGTCAGGATATTTCTTAACAAACCAGTCCAAATAACTTTCAAATAGTCTTGCAAGTTCAGGTCTGTTCTTTTTAAGTGTTGGTAAGTCTTTTTCAATACCAACAGTTTCCAAATCAAAAAATAAAAGTTTATTTAAGGGTATATCTATCATTGTACTAAAGATTTATAAATTTGTGCTCTTGTATCTGTTACGTTATTTAAATCATATGTGTCTTTTACTGTCTCGTATAGTCTCTCACCTAAGTCTTCGGCCCATGAAGGGTTTTGAATCAGTTTTTTCATAAACTTAGACCAATCACCGTGGTTTCTGTGTTCCTTAACCAAAAGAGAGTTACCGTCCACAAAATTACCATTTTCAAGTGAATGTTTCAAGTCGATAGTGTAAGGACCCACTTCTGATGCAATAATTGCCTTTTTATAAAACCCTGCTTCAATAACCTTAAGTTGTGATTTCATTCTATTAAAAATGTGATTCTTAATAGGTGCCAATGAAACATCAAACTTTGAGTAGTTTTTTGCGTATGACGTTACAGGTAAAGTCCAAACTCTATGATAAAAGTTTTCATCGTCATAAGACTCAGGTTTATAATTCAAAAGATATTTTTTGTAATCTTCAGAGACAAACTTATAGTTGTCGGTAAAAATCTTTTCATACGCAGCCCATACCGTTTCTTCAGGTTTGATAGGTCTTTGTTTTTGTTGTCCTGTTCGTTGGTCAATTTCTGTGACAGTGCCACGAACATCGAAACCACATAAATATAAATCGTATTGGTCTTTTAGATTAGAAATCTTAGAGAAGTTACCCTCCAATAATTTTAAGTCGTGCAAGTGTGATGAACCACCCAACCATCCAAATCTCAATTTATCTGAAGGTAAAGTCTTTTCCATGAACTGTGGTTCTTTAGGGTTGATTGAATTTGGTAGGACAAAAACATTTTTATTTAGTTTTTTTATTTCCTGTGCAAATATTTTTGTTGTGGTTGTTACGTATTGTGCTGCACGTAAATTATCTATGATTTTTTCATGGAGTTTGTTATTCATAATCATTGCATGTGCAGGATGTTCTCTTGTTGGTAACCAATAGTCATCGATATCTGCAATGGTTACAATACCCATCTTATGTAACTTCTCGATTAATTTTGGAGTGTTTACATAATCTTTGGTAATTGTTCTATGGAAGTGTACTATGTCGTAGTTTTTCCAATAGTTATCATCATTAATTTTTGGTTCGTAGTCAATATCCACATGAAAATCTTCAGGATATTTGTTTTGTAGGAAAATGTGTGGTTCCACAGAACGGAACTTACCTACCCCTGTTCTGTCAGAGGGTAACACGAGTACTCTTATCTTTGCCATATATATTACTTTTAGACAAAGTATAATAAAACTTAAGGAATAAGAAAAGTGATGATTACTGTTTTACTTTTTTAATCTTCAACACCTTACCTTCAAAGATATGTTTACCCACTCTTAAGGATAGCATTTCATTTGCTTTTTGTGATGATTCAGATAATAAACCAGCATTTTGTAATTCTTCTTTTACTACATCTCTCACTGTATCACGAACAACATCTCTAATCATTTGTTTTAAATCACTATTGTTAGGTGTTGATACGGTATTTGGTGTGGACTCAATAACCTGTTGTTTAGGTGAAGAATTCATAAGTCTTGATGCTCCCTCAATAATATCATCTGATAAAACAGGTCCAGCCATTTGTGGTTGTGATATTGGATTTTCAATCATCAGTTGTTTAATTTCATCAGGTAATTTAGAATTTTTAATAGCATCGGCAGTTGCGGGTTGGTTTATCTGTACTGATTGTTTAACCACTGGTTGTTGTGGTACAGATTCTTGTAATACCTCATTCGGTATATTATATGTTGCGTTTACATTTTCACTCATCGGTAAGTTACCTGAAGCCGAGCCTCTAGGTACTTGATTGTGTTTGTCCATTATTTGTTTAGATATCGCTAATTTTTGCATTAAATCACTCATTCTCTTCTGTATTAAATTGTGCGTTTAGAATAACTCTCGTCATACTTTTATCACCGTTAGGGTTGTAACCTGGTTGTTCTTGTGTAAAATTATCTAATGTTGGTTTATAAGTAAAGATTTTATCCACTCTGAATAGTCTCCACCCTGGTAGAGGTTTCTCTCCGATTGTCGCAGTATGGGACGCACCTTCACGGTCCCAAGCCCTTAAAACCAAGTTTCCTGCTTTACTGTATCCTACACAAACAGGTTCAATTTCTCTCACACCTGTACCTCCAGGGTTGTCCCCGTCATAATATATAATAGTAACATTCTTATCCCTTATCGATTTTTGAATATCGTTAAGGGATGCAACCTCATTGATGAGTCCTTTGAATGTTTCTAAAAGTTTCATTAGAAATTAGGGTAGGTATTCTTTGAATTAAATTTATTAATTTTGATATCACCTATTCTTTCTTGAATATCTGTTGAAGTTCCTGCGTTTTCGTTGTAAACATCTAAAAATTTTGCAGTACCTCTACCTAACTCGTCACCGTCAGCCATTGCGTCAGGGTGTTGTGGTGAGTATGAATCAGACTTAGGTGAAAAATCATTTTTTGGGAATAATTTTCCTCTTTCTGCTTCAGCAATATCAGATAATCTGTTTGCTGGTTGGTCAAATTGTAATTTGTCGTTTTGAGTTGCCATTATAGTAATGTTTTCATTATTGAGTTTATTTGTTTAATTTGTTCCGTTACGGCTGTGTCGTATTTGTTAATACCTTTTTCGTGTTTATCACCTGGATTAACAACAATACCATCTTTTGTATGGTTATCGATGTATTGGTTATCCATACCTGTATCCATTTTTACTTTCTTACCACTTTCTAAAGAATCTCTCCAATGGTTTAATACGTGACCACACCATTTTTGCATTCTATCACCCCCATTTAAAATAAAGGGTGTATCTTCTTTATTACCATCATAACTATCAAACCAATTTTTAACTCTTTTTAACTGTTGATAAGTCATAATACCTTTTTCACGTAATTCTTTATTACGATTGTAACCCTCAACATTACTGTCAGCTTCAACCATTTCAAAACTTTTTGATAAATGGTTTTTTAATGATTCAGGTAATTTTACTTTTTTATCGTAAAGGTCTTTATTCATTTTTTAACATTTTAATTAATTCGTTTGTGGACACACCGTCCATAACCGCCAATTTTTTTAATGCTTTAATGTTTCTTTGTAAAATAGGTGAAACATCTTTTTCAGTTTTTAAATCTTTATCGTCTGACTTCAATACTAAAGAATCTTCAGCCATTTTTAATATTTGTTCTTTACTAAGTTCTCTACCTTTTTCTGTTAACCTTAACTTACCGACAAAATTCTTTTTCTTTTTGTAGGGTGATGTTTCATCTAATTCAGGGTCCTTACCCATTTCTTCTGCTCTACCTTCGGCATCGATTTCTTCAAACCCTAATTGGTCCATAAAGTATTCGATAGTTTCTTCGGCATCCATATACTTTGTTTCTTCAAATCCAAAAGCGTCTTCCATATCTTCTTCAGAAATAAACTTAGGTTCAACACCTTCTCCATAATATACTCGATAACCTCTCATAAGTGGGTCTTGAGTGATACGAGTCATGGCCACTGTTTTATCCATAGTCTCGTCACCCTTAGCAGTTACTTTAGGGTCCAAAATAGGAACTTTAGAGTTTAACATTGTACCATCGTAGTCGATTAGTTCATCCAACTCACCTTCAGGTGTTTCTTTTTTTGTTTTTTTCAAAAATACTTCATGTGAATCACAGGGCATAAAAGTTTTCCTTTTGTGTTTGTGAAAACCTTTACAACCCAACTCTTTTGTTGCGTTCTTTGCACCCTCTTCTGTTTTATAAAGATATGACTTCATAGATTCTTTTTTACTATAAATACTGCAAACAAAGTATTTATCTATAAAAACAAGTATGCCGAGTCAGAATATCAATAATTATTATTTTAACAGATACGACATTAAGCTAGATTATAGTAGTTATTTTGACCTTACATTAGCGTCAGATGAAAGAGACTATGATGAAGAAGTTGTATTCTCAACAAATATTATTGCGGTTAATGACGGTAACAGATTACCTGTTAATGTCGACTTAAATTCTTACTTATCTAATCAAAAATTAGATTTATTATGGAATGTCAATTACACTGGTAACACCTTAGTATCAAAAAATTATTATAACCCAAATAATGACGACTTAAGTTGTTATACGGCAACTACATTATGTGATATAGGTCTTACCGCTACTGACAACGGTTTATACAACAAAATGACGGGTGAATCCATTACATTTACTATGGGTATTAATGACTTTGAAAAATTTAACCCTCACTACTACGATAGGAGAATGAAATTTCATCCAGTTACGTCATATGCCGATTACCCTAACCATAGGTTTTCAGGGAATTCAAAAACGATATACAATATTGTTTCAAAAAATGATGACAATGTAGGTTACTATAACGAATTGTACGGAGGATTCTATCAAGGGTTCTACAAATTATATGGGTACGATTATGAAGTTTTTCCTGAAAGAGTGAATAAAGGATGGACCATGGAAACTGTCATAAAACCTAGACAAAGGGAAGAGTATGAAATTCAACCTTCTGAGGTTTATTTGAATGATGTATATCCTGATAATTCAGGTATGTTCTTTTTCTTTGGTGCGAGGGCTGAAAATAAGTATTACCATCCCGCATCAGGTGATGTACAAAGTATTAACACATTTAAATGTGATTTTGGTATTGATGTGATTGGTGAAGTAACAGGTTGGACTTATGATAGAGTGACATCAGGTTTAACTAATTGTATTAAAACTTGTGCATGTTCAGACACAGGAGTAACCAATTCAAATTGTTTTAATGTATTTCCTACAACAGCTACAACAGTTCAACATAATATTGGTAATTGTAATAGTTACAACAGTAAAGTTACCAATCCACCTGTAGACCCAGGTAAAGATGTGTTTTCAAATGCGATGGCGATTAGGTTAAGTGGTGACCCTAAAAATCCACACCTTTGTGTTAAATACATAAAATTAACAGGTGATTGTGTTACAACGGGTAGTTGTGGTACCACAGGATTAACATACTCGTCAGGGTATTGTGTGAATGAAATATGTTCAGTAAGAGGTATATATGGCGATTGTGGTTATGATAGTTTAGTGTGTTTAACAGCAAACACAGAAGAAAGGTGGGTAACCATATCAGCAGTTTTTGAAAGATATGAGACCCTTGAAGATTGTGATTTAATTAATTGGGGTGGGTTAGGTGATATACGAGAACTGTTATATCCGTCATCAATTAATGGTGCTTCACCGAATCTAATTATGCCACCACAAACACATCCAGGTTCTACAAAGGAAAAATTAACAAACATTACCGAACTTAACCGTAAATGGTTAAGAGAAAGAGATAAGAGAAAAGGATTGTTAAAATTATATGTTAATGGTTATCTCTTTATGGTTATTGAAGACTTTGAAGAAATTATACCTCGTGAGTTAAACACTCAAAAAGAAAAGCAGTTAGGGGTCCCTTTTAATGTTAGTTGGGGTGGAGGAACACAAGGTCTTAGAGAAAGTTTAATGTTTAGTGGTTGTAGTGCAACTGAAGGTCCATATATTCAAGACCCTGAATCAATGCCGAATGAGGTTTTATCAGGAACTTCACTTTCAGGATTAACTACCGATATTTTATTGGAACCAAATTTTGGAGGGACATTCATGGGTGGTATATCTCAATTTAGGATGTATACCGAACCTTTAAGTACACCACAGATACAACACAATGCAAGAATCCTAAAAGGTAAATTTGATTTATATGATTTTTGGTGTTCAAATTGTTACCCATGTTTATTGGGTTGTTTCTTTAACTTTAATATTGAAGAGGCTGCATGTAACTTTGATTTTGTATCCAATGAAATAACTTGTGATTTTGGTTTTAATATTTCAGAACCTGATTGTAACCCTAATTTTGATATAATTACGTAATGGAGTTTTTTATAAGGAAAAATAGTACACTACCAATTATAAAGGTACAGGTAGTAAAAGATGGAAGAGTTGATTTTCGTGAGTTTGATAACTTAACGAGCACCTCGACTATTACTTTTAGTATGTGGAATGAGGAAACCAATAGGTACTATGTTGTAAATAAAGCAGCAAGAACTATGGTAAAAGAGGCTACAGGTGATAGTCCTGAAGTTGAGTATTATGTTTATTATCAATTAACATCTCATGAAACCCGTAATCCTGGTCGTTATATCGCTGAGTTTAAAATTTCTAACGAACAAGGAGAAATTACATTACCATTAAGAAAAAAATTATTTATAAACGTTAGAGATTCGATAAGTATCCCTGATTTATGTTGTAGACCAAATAGAGGTAATAGTGATGTAATTTTACCTTCAGAAACCCCTATACCTTCAGTAACTCCGTCAGTAACTCCATCGGTAACTGTAACCCCATCTATTACACCCACAAACACTATAACACCGACACCATCAAACACACTATATTCTACCCCAACACCCACTTCATCAGTAACTCCTAGTGTGTCTATTACACCCACATCTTCAGTTACACCTTCAGTAACTATTACACCTACTTCTTCAGTTACTCCAAGTGTTTCAATTACTCCATCACCAAGTATAACACCTAGTTCTTCAATTACACCTTCAGTAACTATTACGCCGACTCCAAGTATAACAATTACTTCAACACCGTCTGTTACACCAAGTGTTACGGTAACACCTACTCCGTCAGTAACCGCGGGTGTAAGTGTAAGTACAACACCGTCAACTACACCAACACCATCAATTACGCCAACTTCAAGTATTACACCTACGAGTTCAATTACACCTACATTATCAATTACACCGACAAGTAGTATAACTCCAACACAAACTGTAACGCCTACACCGACACCATCCGTTACACCAACAACACCATGTTGTGATACTTGGAGTTTATATGGTGGTATGGATTGTGCAACAGGCACAACATTTACATATGTCGATTGCGATGGTCTTAATCAGGAGATTACTGTCGGAATATACGATAGTGCCACAATTTGTGCACTAAGTGTTGTTAATACAAACCCAAGTTGTGGAGGTGGTGCATACACAAATGGTAATTGTATTTGTAATCCAACTCCAGCACCACCACAACCAACACCAACCCCAACTAACACACCAACTATTTCTATTACACCTACACCATCAATTACTCCTTCAGTTACGATAACTCCAACTAGTTCTATTACACCTACTCCTTCAGTAACACCTTCAGTAACAATAACACCAACTAGTTCTATTACTCCTTCAGTTACGATAACGCCAACCACTTCTATTACCCCTACGAGTTCAGTAACACCTACACCATCAATTACTCCTTCAGTTACGATAACTCCAACTAGTTCAATAACTCCTAGTGTGTCTATTACTCCCACATCTTCAGTAACTATTACACCGACTAATTCTATTACACCTACTTCTTCAGTTACTCCAAGTGTTTCAATTACTCCATCGGTAACAATCACACCTACACCTTCATCGACACCGCCAATACCTATCAATGACCCGACACTTGAAATTTACTATCAAGGTGATTTATCATCTTACTTTACACCAACACCGACAAGTGGGGACACGTTTACTCAATGGGAAGATTCATCTGCTAATGCTCATAATGCTAACCCAATAGGTGGTGGTAGTGGACCTGCACCTGAATGGTGGTCAAATGTTCAGAATGGTTTAGGTGCTGTATACTTTAATGGTACCACTGACGGTCTGAGTGTTAATCCTCTAACTGATTTACAATCGGTTACAGGTCAGACTATTATTGTTGTTGCAAAATCATTAAGTCCTTCATCGACAGGTCAATACATACAAGGTGGTGAAGACGGTAATACAGGATTAGACGAAGTCTTTATAAGACAGAGTGGTGGTACATATGACATTAGAACGGCATTTGGTAGTGCCACTGGTGGTGGTGTTGATGGTAATACACATATTTTAACAACTGTGTTTAGTGGTTCGGGGACTAATAATTCTGACAGACTTAAATTTAGAATTGATAGTTGTGAGCAAACATTATCATTTAATTCACCAATAAGTGCCACAACATCATCCTTAACGGATTATGTATTTATGGGTGTTTCATACTCAAATGCCGTTTCAGGTGTTGAACAATATTACTATAATGGATTTATCTTTGATGTTTTAGTATATAGTCGAGCATTAACCGTTAGTGAATTAACAGTTGTTGAAAATTATTTATCAGGTAAATGGTCTATAAATGTTGGTTGTCCAACACCAACACCAACCCCGACAAGTACAATAACACCGACACCTTCTGCCACTCCACCACAACAAAATTTATTAGTGGATAATTTAGGAAATAATATAATTACAAATGATGGTGATTATTTATTGATGTCTACAGGTCCATTACCAACACCTACACCAACACCTACAAATACTCCTACATCGACAATAACACCTACTCCATCAATAACTGTTACTCCAACTAATACCATAACACCAACTAATAGTGTTACTCCTACTCCAAGTATAACGCCGACTAATACCATAACACCAACGATAACAGTAACACCATCCTCAAGTACATATGTACCTTCAAGTAGAATACTGTATTATGATTTTAACGATACTTCATCGTATAGTGGGTCATCTATAGTGTTTGATTTAGAGGGTAATTCTGATGGTACGGTTTATAATTCACCATCTTTTAATGATTGTTATCAATCAATACAATTTAATGGAACGAATGGTTATGTTACAACTGATATAGACCTCAACAGTCAATTATCACCAGCAAATACATCAACAGTGATATCATTATTTACTTGGTTCTATCCAACTGGTGATGGTGTTATTGTTTCAGAACAAGGTAGTGTAACTCCTCCTGATAGTGGTTGGTATGATTCTCAGATACAAATAGTTTCAGGTAACGCTTACTTTAGTGTGTGGCCATACGCTATTGGTTCAACCGCCTCACCAGTAATACAATCGTCTATTAGTACCCCATTAAATCAATGGCATTACTTAGGTTTAACTTATGATGGTACAACTTTAAGAGCATATGTTAATGGTTCACCTGCTGGGTCAGTTGCAACTGCCAGACAAACACCATATAATAATGGGTCTACTCAATTACATTACGCATTGGCATATGGTACTCAAACTAACTTTACAAGTGGCCAACCTTATGGTGTTGGTAGAATGGGTACGTTTGAGGTTTATAACACCGCCCTATCACAAACACAAATTACTAATTTATATAATAACACTTCATCTCAATGGGTATGTCCTACCCCAACACCAACAAATACACCTACATCGACAGTAACCCCTACTCCATCAATAACTGTTACTCCAACTAATACCATAACACCATCAATAACACCTTCGGTAACATCATCACCTGTACCGACAACAGGTTATGGTTATAATTTAGTATCAACACCATATCAGATTCCAACTTCAGGTAATACAATTATTAGTAATGGTAACGGTGGTGTAGCTAGTGGTTCTACTAATCCAAACTCATTCAATGATGGTCCTCAGATGGATGGAATATATTGGAATGCAATCGATAAGGATGGTGTAGATAGAGATTCTTACTATTCGTCTTTTGTGGGTAATTGTGTTCGTTTGACGATTTCTCAAAATGGTAGTACCGCGATATATGACGGAACGTTAGAGGATGTCGGAGGTGCAGGTTTACCATACGGAGGATGGACAGGAGGTACTGAAGGAACGGGATATTACTTTAGAGGTGATGGAAATAATCAAATACAGTTAGTTCAATCAGCATCAACACAATGGGTGATTGGTGACATTGTTTATATTAGTGTTGAAACTATAACATGTCCAAGTATAACACCAACACCAACTCCATCGGTAACAACTACCGTTACACCTTCTATTAGTACTAGTTCAACACCGACCATTACCCCAACTCCATCAGTCACCCCATCAGTCACCCCTGATGTTACATCAACAGTAACACCTTCAATCACGACTTCGGTAACCCCAACACCGACAACATCCGCCGCAGCTCTTCTTAGTTGTTATGTCGCAGGACCTTTAACTGCAGATACCAGTAATGGGGCAGTATTCGATAGAAGTATTAACGTTAGTGGTATGTTAGAGGTCATTGCTGGTGCGGTTGGTGGTCAGGCAGCGGTACCTGATGAGTTCTCTAAAAAAGTTGCTCGTTCATTCCAATTAATAATGGACCCATCAGCCACGGGAATTACCCTATCATATCAAAATAATTTAGTGGCAACATTAAGAGGTGATGTAGGTACAATACACGAAGGATTACCCACAGCTCAAAGAGTTGGATATGGTAGTGGAGATGACTATGACCCTAATTGGTTAACCGATGAAGGTATATCAGGATATACAGGATATCAAGAATTCTTAGATACCCACGCAGTTAATGACATGGTATGGTACCAAAGTGGTTCCACAAGTGGTGATACTGTAATATCTGAGGTATTTGAACATATTTTCCATACCGTTCACTTATTTGGTATTATGGGTGCAGTTCCAGGGTCATCAACTGCAGTAAATTGGATGGCGGAAGAAAATCCAAATTGGCAAACGACCGACCTACACTTATCAATGAAACAAGCCATTGATAATGGTATGTATGACCCAACTGACTATGCACCTAATTGGAATACCGACACAGGTCAAGCTCAAGTAGCGTATAAAGAGTATATGTACTTATTAAACTTCGGTATGTGGGAAATGTCCGAGTTTTGGGATGGTGGGTCATTATCTCCAGAATGGAATGATAATATGAGAACCCCGTCAGGTATTCAGACAAATAATATTTTAGGTTACAACCTATTTAATTCTTATTTCGCACCAGTTTTAACTAAACCAAGTTTTGTAACACTAAGAAATATTTTCCAAAATAATGGAGGTGGAGTTTCAGGTTATTTTGCGGATGATTGTATAACACCCACACCAACACCAACGCCAACCCAATCAGTCACACCCACAATAACTCCATCAACAAACTAATTTTTTTTAATAAACTAAAACTATTTATAAAATAAAAAAGACATGGCAAATTTAACGATAAATCAACTAACATCGTTTACGGGTACACCTCAGAGCAGTGATTTAATCATTATACATGACGGTACTAACGCAAGAAAAATAACATATGGAGAATTATTAACAAAAATTTTCTCAGGTTCAACATCATTACAGGCTGATGGGTCACAATTTAATTTAACGGGTCACATAATACCAACAGTAAATGCAACATATGATTTAGGGTCGGCTGAGAAAAAATTTAGAAGCCTATACCTACATAATGCCACGATGTATTTAGGTGATACGGCATTTGGTGAATCTAATGTTCATGACAGTATGGAAATTAAAAATATATCTATACCATCTTCTCCAACATCTGAAGGTAATAAAGGAGATGTCGTATTTGATGATACTCATATGTATATTTGTATTAATACTAATTCATGGAAAAGAATTAACTTAGACACCACTTGGTAATATGGAATTTTTTATTAAACAAAATAGTGAGTTACCTATCTTAAAGATGCAGGTAGTTAAGGACGGTAGAACAAACGCAAATAAAGTCTTTGATGAAGACCTTGACACAGCAACAATTCGTTTTTCTATGAAGAATGAAGCTAATGGTATCCCTAAGGTTTTAATGAACAATGCATACATCACGGAAAAGATACAACAAAACCCTGACGCACCAAAAGAATATTATATCTATTACAAATGGAGTAAAAGGGACACCAAACAAAAAGGTCGTTTTATTGGTGAATTTCACATAGTAAACTCAATGGGTGAATTGATTACACCAATCAGAGAAAATCTTTATATTAACATCATTTGACAAAGTAGTTAATCTATTATATTATTTGTTTAAATGTCAAAGAGTAATCACATCACAACGATGTGAGTAGAATGTCTCAGACGGAAAAACAAGTATTATGGTATCACAAACAGAAATTGAAGAATTCCTTCACGGAGAGGACCCTGAACAGTATATTGTTGCGTTAGAATATGATTACGCATCAGGAAAAATATTCAAAATTATTCAACACCCTGAACAGGGAAAAGTTATAAAATCAGACACATTTATTCCATTCGCGTGGGTTGGAGACCTTAGGGGTATTAACTTCTATAGAGGTTCAAAAGCAGCACAGAAACAAGCCATGTCAGAACACGGTATTATTATCGAAAAACTCGACACTCATGGAGATGAAAGAATGGAAAAAGGTCTTAAGTATTTGGTTAAGACCACAAAATCATATAGTAACTTAGTAAACTTTTTTAAAGGTGGTGGACTTGAACCTTGGGGTAGAGAAAGTTCAGACCACATTATGATTCTACCACCAACAGAACAATATTTAGTTCAAAAAAACAAACGACTATTTAAAGGTTTTGATGAATACGATGAAGTACACCGTTTTGTATTCGATATTGAGACCACAGGTCTTTCACCAGAGGATAGTAGAATATTCCTTATCGGGATGAAGGATAATAAAGGCTTTGAAAAGGTTATTGCTTGTGAGAACGATGAAGAAGAACGAAAGGTAATCATCGATTTTTTTGACACAATAGCATACCTTAAACCAACACTTATTGGTGGTTATAACTCGGCGTTCTTCGATTTTCCCTTTATTCTTCGTAGAGCTGAAATCTTAGGTCTTAACCCAAAAAAGATTGCAAAAACACTAAACCCCCAACAGTCTTTACGACAAAAAGAGGGTATGTTAAAACTTGCAAACGAAATGGAACCCTATACTCAGACGATGATGTGGGGATATAACATTGTTGATATTGCCCATGCAGTTCGTAGAGCACAAGCCATTAACTCAGATATTAAGAGTTGGGGTCTTAAATACATTACTCAATTTATCGGAGCTGAAAAGGAAAACCGTGTTTATGTTGAGGGTGACAAGATTGGTAAAATCTATTTTGACAATAAGGACTATTACTTCAATCCAAAGTCAGGTGGTTATAAAGAAGTCGGAGCAAAGGGTACTGAAAACCTAATGGAAAGATTTCCTGGTGCGTTTGAAAAGGTTGGTGGTAAATACATTATCGAGAGATATCTTTATGATGATATTTGGGAAACTATGGTTGTTGATGAAGAGTTTAATCAGGCTAACTTCTTACTGTCAAAGTTGGTTCCAACTACATATGAAAGACTATCAACGATGGGAACCGCAACATTATGGAAAATGATTATGGCCTCGTGGTCTTATAAAAATAATCTTGCGATACCTAAAAAGGGAGACAAAAGACCGTTCACTGGTGGACTTTCTCGTCTTCTTGCGGTGGGATACTCCACTAATGTAT